CTGGTTATGGTAATAAAGGTAATGCTTTTATTATGAATGTTGATACTGGCAAGTATAATTTAAGTAAAATAGCTTATAAAAATTATCCTGGTATGGTTAATGCTAAAACAAAATATCTTAAAAAAAAAAAAAAAAAAAATACAAATAAGGAATAAGTTTTTTCTATGTGATTGTGGTACTGAAGGGGTGCTGGTCCAAACAGTAACCTATAATAAAAGAAATGAGGTCTATATTAGTTATCTTGGTGGCAATAGACACAACGTTTGGAAACGGATTAAAGATGCAATTTACGTGTTGGTACATGGAGATTTACCTGTATGTGACATTGTATTGGCCCACAAAGAATTAGATTCTTTTGTTGAATTTTTGACTAAAGATAATTATGAGGAATAACTAGCCTTGTACCCCAAACTAAATATTAGAATTATGATTATTGAAACACTAAATTTATATAAGCTAATGCGATCAGAAGACAGAATTGGTTTTAGTGGTGGATCTTATATAAGGACAAATGATTTATTAGCTGCTGAAGAAATCGCAAATAAAATAACCAATGATGAATTTACAAAGTACCCTGGATTTTTTAAATTACAACCAATAACAATTAAAATATATGGATAATCCCAATAACTTAATCGAATCAGAACTTATACAACAAATCCATAACTCGGATGCATATGGTAGCTTCTATGATTTAGGTACAGACATGGGGCTCTATAGAGCCTTGTGGAGTGAGCCTGGAGCAAGTAAGACTATTGCACAATATATAAGTTACTATGGTAAGGACCGCCAAGAACACGAAGTACCATCTGATAAAATAGTTCGTTCTGTTTCAGATGAAAGAGTTATGCGTCTCGTAGGTAAGTGGTATACCGATAAATTTAATTTTGCAAGAATTAAAGATGAAAATTTATGTTTTGCGGCATCATGGCAAGTAGGACGTGGTGTAGCTAATCATGGATGGATTTGTATCTATTACAAAGAACGTATTGGATTGTTTCATGTAACAGCACCACCTTATGTCAATACTGGTGTTAGTCGTAACATTAAAGCAGATCGAGTATTTGGTGCAGCTAATGCAAGCTATTACCATTTGGGATTGCTCCATTACATGATTACTGGTAATTCTGATACTATTTTAGGATATGTTGACATGGCTTATACTGGTAATTTCAATTATGGTGAGCCCGAATTAACAGTTGACTTTGAATTAATGTTTAAGAATCTAACACATTCTTTTGTAACATTTGATGTAAAGCAAAACAAGTTTGTTAGAATGGAAGAGGCTTTGCGTGGTACTACTAAGGCTGTAGTATACAAAGGTAGCTTTAATCCTTGGCATTCAGGACATGCTAAAGTATTAGACGATGTATCTGAAGAAAATATTACAGTATTGTTATTGAGTATTTATAATTACGATAAAGCAAAACTTAGCGTGGCCGAAATCCATAAACGAATTAATATGTTACGTAATACTGCAGACGCAGATTATATTATGGTAACAGATTCTTCAATGTTTATGAATAACCACACCATGTTTAAAGAAAGAATTCTTGATTTTACACCTGTATTTGTTATGGGCGAAGATGTCAGGGAGAAGATTTCTGATGAACATTTTAAAAAACTTACCACTATTGTATTTACTAGAGATGGTAAAAGTTCTACAGAAGAAAGAAGCAATCCTTGTAGTTGTGCTAAATCCTATGAGGAATGTACTAAATACATTAGTGGGTGTGAAACTAGTACTACAGAAAAATTAGATTTTAACTATGAACAGTAATATTATAACAAATCCAGATCATTTTGTCAAATTTCCTACTGCTTTTAATACAGTAGATATTATTTGCATTAGGGATGGTAAAATTTTACTTGGTCAAAAGAAAGAAGATGGTAATCTTCGAAGATTTCCTGGTGGATTTGTTGATCCCGAAGATGTTTCTATTGAAGAAGCAGCGTATAGAGAATTCTTTGAAGAAACTGGATGTCATGCTACTGACCTAAGATATGCATTTAATATGCGTATTGATGATAGTAGATATAGAGACACTCCACATTCAATGATTACTCATGTATTTATGTGTGGGCGTTTTGTTGGAACTCCTACTGCATTTGATGATTTAGATAAACTTGAAGAATTTGAATTTAATACTGATGGCTCATATTTAATTCCTCGTAGACCTTATAATTCGATAGGCAAGTTAATTCCCAATCATGAAATTTTAATGAAGCGGGCAATTAAAGAAAGAGATATTTATAGATTAACACGATGATATTACAAGAAAATATTATTATAGATACAGATGCTTATAAACTTACTCACTGGAAACAGCATCTAAGTAATTTGCAAAAGATGTACAGTTATGGCGAAGCTAGAACAGGTTCAAAATACGACTGGATTACTTTTTTTGGATTACAGATGGTCTTAAAAGATCACTTTGTAGGACAAGTAATAACTTTAGAGAAGATTGAAGAAGCAGAACGATATGCAAGTTTTTGGTTTGGAAAAGATTACAACTATTTCAATAAAACTGCTTGGGTTGAAATTCTCAAACGATATGATGGGAAATTGCCTATGAAAATTAAGGCTGTACCAGAAGGAAAGATTGTAAACAAGTCTAATGTGCTTTTCACTATGGAAAGTCTGGACCCTTTGTTCGCACCTTTGCTGAATAGTATGGAGACTTTAATTACACATACGTGGTATCCTATCGTAGTAGCGACGCATGGATTACATATCTTAAAGAATATTTATCCTTATTATAGGGATTCTAATGCATTGGATATGTTGATGTATGCAATTAATGATTTTGGTTTCAGAGGAACAAGTTGCTTTCAAGAAGCATATAGAGGTGGAGCAGCACAATTGCTTAATGGGTATGGTTCAGATACAACAGTTGGAGATAGAGCTTTAGATATTTATTATCATAAGAATCATCCCCGACTAATATCTGTATTAGCTTCTGAGCATAGTGTGCCCACATCCTTTGGACCAGATAAGGAAGTTGAATATGTGTTACATTTATTAGATGTAACACCAGATGATGCCATCATCAGTTGTGTAGGTGACAGTTACGATATATATAATTTCGCACGTAACGTATTAGGTCACGAAGAGGTGAAAAGTAAAATTATTGCTAGAACAGGTAGATTTGTACTACGTCCAGACAGCGGCAATCCTATTGAAGTTAATCTCACTTTATTGCCTATATTAGCGGAAGTTTTTGGATATATTTTTCATAACGGATATAAAGTTATAAATCACAATGTGGGTCTTATTCAAGGAGATGGCATGAATATTAATAGTATTACAGAATTATATAAAGCTGTCTGCAATGATGGTTGGTCTGCTGCAAATATCGTAGTAGGTTCTGGAGGAGGTTTATTGAGAGAACACACAAGGGATGATATCTCTTTTGCTATTAAAGCGTCTTATGCTGAATATTCAGATGGACCAATTAATATTCAAAAGAATCCTGTAACATCAAGCGGTAAAAAAAGTAAAACTGGTCAAATGAAGTTAGTACCTGGGTATACCAGTAATAAATTAACTAATTACATGACAGTCAATCACATGGACCTAGCTTATGATGGATATAAGGATACTCTTGAAACTGTTTTTGATACTGGAGAACTAGTTAAAGATTATACATTTGAAGAAATATTGAATAATTATAGTCTGGACAAATTTTTAAAAGAGATGAACAATGAGTAAAACCAAGGATAGTTTGGAAGATCTCTTGAGGATGGCGGAAGATGCATTAATCAATGAAGCGCAGATTAAACAAGCAAAGCATTATATGAACGCAAAAATATTATCACCAGATGATTTAATGCGTGAATATCGTAGTAGTATGAAGCTGAATGATTCACAAGAATTCAATGCTCCTCCAACAGAGAGATTCCAATTAAGAAGAAGACGCGATAAAAATCGCAACATTAGGAATTATATTCCAAAATATGGGGTTGCAAAACACCCCTTTTAATTTAATTTAACATGGCAACATTTAGAGAAACCATCGGTCGTAGCAAAGAGCAAAAAGAGGCCGGATTAGTAGAATACCAAGTACAAGAAGCTGCTGGTGAAATGATTAACGCAATTGCAACTGCAGGACGTGCAGTAAGCCGAGCACAAAGTGCTTTGGTTAAAGCTGTAAGCGTACCTTTCAATCCAGCACGTTATGTAGAAGCCCAACGTGATTTAGCAGATGCTAAAGATGATTTGGAAGCATATCAAGCTGCTGCAGAAGAACTAGGTCTGCAAATGGATTTTGGCGCAGCCAAAGCCTAAATAATTGGGGAGTGACATTAATTTGTTACTCCCCTTTTTTATTATGAGTTCTTATGCTTATGATATTGAAGTATTCCCCAATTTTTTTTCAATTATATTTGTAGACCTTCATTCTGAAGATAGCTTTACAATATACAAATTGAATGATGAATATAGTGAAAGTATAGCAAATTACAATTCATTTTATGAAACAATTACATCACTTGTAGGTTATAATAATCTAGAATTTGATGATGTTTTATTAAAAGCATTTAACCAAGGGCAGTCTAATCAACAATTATATAAAACAACACAGAAAATTATCGAAAGTGAAAAGAAGCAACAAGCTAAACTTGGATATTTGACTGTAGATTTATATAAGATATTACACCACGACGCAAAAGGTATTAGTTTGAAACAATGCGCCATTAATATGCAATGGCCTAAAATTCAAGACTTTCCTTTACATCACGAAAGTATCATTTCTGAAAACCAAATTGAGGAAATCCTACAATATAATTTAAACGATGTATTAATTACTAAGAAATTATTTTTTAGAATTTTACCAGAAATAAACCTTAGAATAGACGTTGGTGCAAATTACAATGTAAATGTAATTAACAAAAGTAGAGCCGGTGTTGGAGATAAATTAATGGAAAAGCTTTATGCTGACGCCACAGGATTGGAACCAAGAAGGTTTAGATATCTTAGCACTAAAAGACAAACAGTACACTTTAAAGATTGTATATCAGACAAAATCGTATTTCAAACAGATCAATTAAAACATCTACTCGATGATTTAAAAACAATTGAAATACAATGCTTGACTTTAAACGAAGAATAGCGATAGATGGTTTGATGCATACTATGGCAAAGGGAGGTCTACATAGTGAAAGCAAACCTGGAATTATTATTCCTAAAGCAAATGAAATTATACTGGATGCGGATGCAAGTTCGTTCTATCCAGCTATTCTTGTAGAATTGGGCATTTATCCAGAACATTTAGGTAAAGATTTTTATCATATTGTTAATGATATTATGCAGCAGCGGCTTAAAGCTAAAGTTCTCAAGAAGGAAGACCCCAAGATGGCGCTTAAAGCAGAAGCTTTAAAGATAGCCATCAACAGTATATATGGTAAGCTAGGTAATGATTATAGTTATTTATTAGACAAACAAGCAATGTATAGTGTGACACTTAATGGTCAACTATTCTTACTTATGCTTGTTGAAAAGCTAAGTCTAGCTGGTATCAAATGTGTTTATAGTAATACTGATGGTATAACTTGTCTATTTGATCGTTCATTAACTGATACGTATTATCAGATTTCTAAAGAGTGGCAAGAAGAGACCGGATTTATTTTAGAATTTGTTGAGTACAAGAAAATGTACATTAAAGATGTTAATAATTATCTTATTGTAGACGAATATGATAATGTTAAAATTAAAGGTGACTTTTCAACAAGTGAAAATTTAAGTGGTGGGTATGATGCTCCAGTTATAGCAAAAGCTATATACGAGCATTTAATTAATGGTGCTGATATATTAGAGTTCTTTAAGAATCATGATAATATTTATGATTTTTGTATGGCTCAAAAAACAGGACCACAATTTCAAACAGAACATCATTATTTTAATGATGGTAATTATAAAATAGACAATCTCCAAAAAAACAATAGATATTACGTTAGTAATACTGGAGGGTATCTATATAAAAAATATAAAGCTCAAGATAAAAGAGTAAGTTTGGTAGCAGGATTCAAGATTACATTATTTAATGATTTTTTTGGTTCAGACGACTATAATATTAATTATGGTTATTATACTAAACGTGCAAATGACATTATCTTAAAGCTAAATAACAATTTTCAAAAAACTTTATTTTAATGAAAAAGAAAGAGAAAAAAAATTATCATTTAGAAGCAACAGTATATTTACCAGACGAATGTGGATTTGAAGATCGCCATTTTATATATACACCTGCTAAATCATTTACTAAAAAAGGAGCCAAGAAAGAAATTGAACGTTTACATGAACTTTTTACTGGATCTGGTGCAATACGATTAGGTTGTATGACAATTGGTGAAAATATCAAACATTCTTGTTTAGTTGATATTGTCAGAATTGCAAGGCCCTTGTTTCCAAAATGCAAACAAAAAACACTTAAAATTCAAACATAATTATGACAACTTTATTTATTATAATGTACCTATATATGGTACTAAATTCAATAACGTCTGTGTTATTAACCAAAAGAATACTTGATGAACCCACTACAGCATTATCTGTTTTTATTTCAATTATAGGAGCATTCCTCTGGCCAATTTCAATAGTAATTGGTAATTGGGCATTATATATAACAAAAAAAAACCATGATTAACGCCAAAGTAATAGCAGACTCAAGGAATCCACAAGGAGATAGAATTACCACAATGGTACTCAATTTTCCTAGAATCGTTTTAGCTGAGTTCAATACTCACAGAAGGTTCTCTAGAAACAGCGGAAGTAGTAGGGCGATTCCTTTTAAGAAGATGCTTGAGTTAGTACAAGAGAATCCTTTTATTCCTATTGCTTGGCAAAAGGATCATAAAGGGATGCAAGGAACTGAATATATAACTAACGAAAGAGAAATAACATATTTAGAAAATTCTTGGTTACAAGGAAGAGATAGAGCTGTTAGCACTAGTCATGAATTAAATGGTCAAGGTGCAACTAAACAACTTTGCAATAGATTACTTGAACCATTTATGTATCACAAAGTTATTGTAACAGCTACTGAGTGGGAGAATTTCTTTGCTCTTAGATGTCCTCAGTATACGATTAGTCTATCCGAAGATATATCTGATAGAGGCAGTAATTGGCAAGATCATACTTTTAGAAGTAAGAAAGATTTAAAGATGGCAGTTTATTCAGATGATATTGATAATTACACACCAATCGAATGGTTAGAAATCAATAAATCAGAAGCTGAAATTCATATTCAAGCTGTAGCTGAAGCTATGTGGGATGCTCGTAATGAGTCTACTCCTAAAGAGCTTAAATCTGGAGAATGGCATATTCCTTTTGGTGATGGCATTCATGCTACTGCTAGTTTAGTTAAATTAATGGGGAATAATTTAGCAAATCGTTCAGACATGGATGCGGTGCGAATTAAAATAGCTACAGCACGATGTGCTAGAATTAGCTATAATAACTTCGAAGGTAAAGATGATTATGAAGCTGATCTTAAACTTTATGAACGCTTATCTACATCAGGTCATTGGAGTCCATTTGAACATTGTGCTAAGGTTATGACAGGTAATGAATATAATGATAACATAAGAGGGGGTGCTTATGTTGCTACAGATACTGATGGTAGTAAATTTGTTGAAAGCCATAATGATAATTTAGGATGGTCTGGTAATTTCAGAGGATTCATTCAACTTCGTAAAACATTTAAAGGAGAAAATATAACATTATGAAAGACTGGAAATCAATAAAAATGGGAACCCCCGAGCCAGGAATAGAAGTCTTGTTATTTAATGAAAATTGGAAACATCCTGATTGGAATCCCAGAGGTATAAGAATAGGTTTCTTAGATGATGTTTCTGGATGGGTATCAGCATATTGGTGTAATACACATGATGAATATCACACAAGAGACAGTATGTTGGATGACGAACAATTTGAAGATTCATCAGCAATGAATCAGATACCAAGTCACTGGAAAGAAATAACATTATGAAATTTAAGAAATATAAAAGGGTTCAGGTTGCTGAATTACACGAGTATGACCCTAATGCATTATATTCTGAATCGTTTATGAGTAGATTATCTATTTCAGAAACAGGTAAAGAAAATGGTTCTCCTAAAACTGGAGATATGATTGCAAGAAATCCAAAAAATCATGATGATATTTGGTTAATTGCAAAAGATTATTTTGATGAAAACTTTGAAGCAGATGACAATTAAATTTAAAAAATTACATCCTGCTGCAGTAATTCCAAAGATTGCTAAAGTAGGAGATGCTGGAGCAGATTTAACTGCTATTGAAAAAGAGATGGATAATTATTCTGGTCAAATTATATATAGGACTGGCATTGCGGTTGAAATTCCAGAAGGACATGTTGGATTAATTTTTCCACGCAGTTCTATTTATAAAACTAGTTTGAGTTTAACAAATTCAGTTGGTGTTATTGACAGTGGATATCGTGGTGAACTTACATTTCGTTTCAGAGGTTATTATCAAGTTGCTTATAACGTTGGTGATCGTATTGGACAATTAGTTATTTTACCACTTCCTCTTGTTGAATATGAAGAAGTTGAAGAATTAAGTACCACTGAACGTGGCGAAGATGGATTTGGAAGCACAGGCAAATAATAAAAAAATGACAGCAAATTATAACGATAGCATACTCTTAAAAGGATTCCAACCAATACATGCTGAAGAATTTAATGATTGGTGGGAACATTGTGGACAAGATGATTTTGCTGATCATGTAGCAGCAGCATATGCTAATGGTCCAAGAATGCTTTATGAAGTAAGCACATTACACATTGAAGAACAAGATCCTGAAACATTAATTATTATTGGTGGTGCTTTTGATGAGCATGAAATTAGACATTTTAAAAAATGGTTTAATGAACACGGGCATCCACAATTTAATAAACACCTTAATAGTATTGATGAGCAGGAAGCCGCTTTAGAAATATTAGAGGTAACATATGCAGATGAAATTGAAATTGAACTTGATGATGAAGTTGTAAAAAGAATTGAAGCTTCTTATAACAAAACAACTAATGTAAATAAAATTACATTAGATAGTTTAATCGAAGATAATATTGTAGATAAAGATGAGTGATAAAACAGCAATAGATATAGAATCATTAGAGGATTATTTAAAAGGCTTGAATGATGATACATTAACAGCATTTGCTAATGGTCATAGAGTTATTGAATGGATTGCTCAAGAATATGATTTAAATTTATCAATAGATAAACATAATTTAGATGATGACGAAGTTGAACACTCGTCAGGATCAGATTCAGAATGAAGCTTTTGATATTTGGGACAGTATAGGAAAAGGCACATTGGCAATGTGTACTGGATCAGGTAAATCTCGTGTTGGAATTATGGCACATGCCAAATATCCTGGTAGAAATATTCTACTAGTTCCAACAGAAAAATTACGTGATGTAGATTGGAGAAAAGAATTTGAAAAGTGGGGAGAGGATTTTGAATCAATTGAAGCTGTATGTTATGCATCAGCTTATAAAATAAAGAATGAACATTACAATTTAATTATTGCAGATGAAATTCATAATGGTCTTAGTGAAAGTTATATCAAATTTTTTGAAAATAACACCTTCGATAAGATTATTGGATTAAGTGCAACAATTGAAAGTGATAGAAAACCTTTATTAGTAGATATTAAATGTCCTGTGATATTTGAATATGATTTTACTACAGCAATTGAAGAAAAAGTCGTCTCCCCGTATAATATTACTTTAGTTTATCATAGATTAGATAACAAAGCTAAAGTAATGAAAGCCGGTAGCAAAGCAAAAGGATATTTTAAACAAACCGAACAAAAACAATACGATTTTTTAACAAAGAAAATTGGCATGTTTAGATATAGTAATAACCCAGACCAAGAAAGGTTTGCTATATTTGGACGAATGAGATTCTTACACAACCTGCCCAGTAAAGTTCCTGTTACAAAGAACATATTAAAAAGTTTAAAAGGTCAACGAATTGTATTATTTGGTGAATCTACTAGTGCGCTAGATAAGATTACCAGATATGCTATACATTCAAACAAGAAAGCTCCAGCAAATAATAAGATATATACAGATTTTAATGACAAAAAGATTTCTGTAATTGGTGCGGCGAAGAAGATTAAAGAAGGAGCTAATCTAACAGACGTAGACGCTCTCATTATACATAGTTATAATGGAAGACTACTCAATACAGTACAACGCATTGGTCGTGCTGTGAGATGGCGTGAAGGACATGTAGCAGAGATATTTATTATCGTTACATTGACAACACAAGAAGAGAAGTGGTTAGAATCCTTAACAAATGAAGGATTGGATCTTAGAGATCCAACAATAATTTTGAGCGAACATATATGAAAGTTACGTTTTATGAATCCGGTGTAGAAATACAAATCCCCGAAAAAGATTTTGAACGATTCGTAACTCTTGGATTATTAATAGAAGAAAGTGGTAAATATTTTTCAAATGTTGGAAAAGCATATTTTGTAAAAAAAAGTACAGGTGATATTGAAGCCTGGATTGATGATTGGAGAAATGCTTGGAAAGGTAAAAAGATTGGTGCGATGGGTGATAGAAATGCATGTCTACAAAAGATGAAGCAATTTTTATCCGAATATCCCCAATATGATAAAGATTTAATTTATCTTGCTAGAGATGCTTATATTAATAGCATGGAAGGTAGTTTTACTTTTTTAATGCAAGCAGATTATTTTATATTCAAACAAGATCCATCAGCACGAAAAGTAAGTAGAAGTAAGTTAGCAGCATTATGTGAAGACATAAAAAACAATGGTGCTTATAAAACTTTTATAGAAAACCCATTTGATGTAGATTTATGAGTCAAGAACAACAAGGAATTAATATTGTTCAAAGAACATTAAATCAAATTAGAAGCAATCATCAAATCAGGGAGACAGGAGGATTTAACGCAATCCCCTTTAAGTCATTCCCAAAACTGAATCAATTATTACCAGGTGTAGTAAAAGGTTCTCAAACAATTATTACAGCTAATAGTGGTGTTGGTAAAACACAACTTACGAAAAGGATGTATGTATTAGATGCTATAGAATTTGTATTAGGTATTGCCGATACAAATGTATTAGATCTAAAAATACATTACTTTGCATTGGAAGAAAGTGCAGAAGAATTTGTAAATAGTTTAATTATAAACAAGGCATATATTGATTATGGAAAAATTTATAGTCAAGATGATTTATTTAGCAGACATGCCAATTCTACTTTAAGTCCAGAAGATTTAAACATTATTGAAAGTATTGCTGTAATAATTGAACGTGATTATTTACCTTATTTAGATTTGGTAGATAGTATTGATAATCCGTATGGGATATATAAGTATTTGAGAGAATACAGTCAAGATAATGGAATTCATTATTATACTAAATTAAAAGTTAGTGATGGCGTTTTTATTCCTCATACCGAATATTATGCTTTATCTGAAGGACAAAGAAATATTTGGAAATATTCTCACTATGTACCCACCAATGCTAATAAGTATGAAATTGTTATTGTAGATCACATATCCTTATTACAAGGAGAACGTGGCGGTAGCACCATGCAAGCCATACAATCTTGGAGTAGTGATTACAGTCGTAAACAAATTACTAAGCATTGGAAATATGCTTCTGTATTAGTACAACAACAAGCAGCAGATCAAGAGAAACAACAATTTACATTTGGTGGAAACAGCATTGAATCTAAATTGGAACCAAGTCTAGATGGTCTTGGTGATAATAAGAAAACTCAACGAGACGCACATATAGTTATTGGCATATTTGCACCAAATCGCTTTGAAATACAAAATCATCGTGGTTATGATGTATCACAAATGCAAGATAATTATAGAAATGCTAAAATTTTAAAAAATAGATTCGGACCTTCTCATCATAGACTAGCATTATATTATAATGGTGCTGTAAATGTCTTTGCTGAATTACCTACAAATATACCAGATTACCCAGAATATTTAAGATCAATGAAATAAATGGATATTATTTTACCTACACAAGCGGCTGAAGCTAATGTTTCTAGCCCTAATACATTTTTGATTTATGGTATACCAAAATCAGGAAAAACTGCAATTTGTGCAGCATTGCCCGACACTCTAATAATTGAATTAGAACCTGGCGGAGCAGATTATGTCAATGCTTTAAGGTATGACATTAATACTGGAAATACCACTCAGAACTTAGTAACACTAAGAGCACTGGGTGATAAGTTAAAGGCTGAGAGGCCATATAAGCGTATTGTAATTGATACGTTAACCAAAGTAGATGAGTGGGCCGAATTAGCAGGCACTTATCGTTATATGAACACACCACAAGGTAAGAAATTTAATCTTGGCTTGAGTGGACCAGCAGATCCAAGTTGGCAAACTGTTCATGAATTACCCGATGGGTATGGATATCGTCATTCCCGTAATTGGGTATTAGAATTATACGACGACATGGCAAATTGGGCTGATGAAATTATTTTCATTTGCCACGTAAAAGACAAATTTATCGCAAGCAAAACCGGCGATGCTGTCCAATCAATTGATATTAACTTAACTGGGAAACTGGCTAAGATTATAGCATCACGAGTAGATGTCATTGGTTACTTTCATAGAAAAGGTAGCGAAGGATATATTTCTTTTGATGGAGATAAAGATAAGGTTTGTGGAGGAAGATGTAGCCATCTAGGTGGTGGTGAAGACATGCTAATTTCTAAAACTTTAGATGACGGAAGCCTTGAGACATATTGGAATAAAATTTATTTAGAATTATGAGCAGTTTTACATTCGGATTGAATATTAAAAAATTCGTAGAACCAGAACTACAGATGTATCCTGAGACACCCGCTATTCATTTGATTGCGCGTGATCCCAATGCAAAAAGAAAGACAAATACGTTGAGTGTTAACATGAAGGCAATGGCCGACTTAGCAATCAACGAAAATAATAATGAAATTAGTTTCATTACAGATAACGAATCCACTGAGACATATTTCTTTTTCAATCAGAATAAGAAAACATATGATTGTCCCAGTCATAATTTTAACAGTAATCATATTCTTCGTAATAAGCAAGTATATGAATATTTAATTACCAAATTCTCTTTAAATACAATTGAAGATAATTATATTGGTTTAGTTAAAACTAAGATTACAGTAGGAGATAAAGAAATAGAAGTATATCATCTTGCCAATGTATTGGGCAAGAGAGTAAGAGAAGCACTGATGGCAACTGAACCTGCAGAGCAAGTAGAATTAAATACAGATTAGATATGAGTATTGATGTAACAACACAACGAAAGAGTAAAAAAATGTATACTGGTGTGATGACCTTTGAACTAGTAGGACTTAACCCAGATACAGATGAATTGAGTGATATTTTAGGACTTGATATTGAAAGAGAACCATCATATGTCGATACAGACAGAGAAGGTACTCCTAGAATTCGATTAGATTTTTGGTTTAAAAATGAGCAGTATGGTATTGTAAAGAATTTTCCAGTTTGGCTGACAGATTCTGTAGTAAATCCTTCTGCCAAAGGCAAGACACAATTTATGGGTGTCAATGGACTTAGTACATACGCTACGGATGTAGCAGAATTAGCTGGTCCTAAATTCAACAAATGGATTTTTCCAGATACCAGAGATGGTGTAGTTGATTTCAGACCAGCTCATGTTGGTGAAGCTGATCTATATGCAATGTTAATTGCGTTGTATAAGTCTGATACTCGGAATCCTAACAATACTATTGTTGTTGATACTGATTGGTCTGACTTTGTTGCTGGTGATATTTCAGAATTATCTGGACTACGTACTGACGGCACAATGAAAGTACAATTACTTGTAGCACAACTACCTAAAGAACTGGATGATGGCAATACTGTATGGAATGTTGATTTCTACCGTAAAGTTGTTCTATCTGAAGGAGATTCTCCAAGACGGATGACCACATTGCTTAAAAAAGATGTAGAAAACGGATATCCTTATAAAGGAAATTATCAAGATACATTAGCAGTAGAAGAATTTGATCCTACTCAAGCTGTGCCATCACAGACTACACAACCTGCAAGCCAAGCTGATGTCCGTGGGGCATTAAATATCTAATGATTGCAGCTTAGTAAAGAGACTGTATTAGAGAGGCTGGATCAAGCTAAGATATTCGAAAGATATCTGGGCTTTTCAGTCTCTCTTAATACTAAATATAGAAATCCATTACGACCAGATGACAATGCTGGGTGTTTCTTTAAAGAAACATATGATAGATTATATTTTTGTGACTATGCTCATCGAGAATATAGTGGAGATTGTTTTAGAATCATTCAGATTATAAACAATTGTGATTTCTATGCGGCTTTACAAATCATTAATATTGACTTCGACTTGGGCCTAGAAGACAAGTACATTGAACAACTTCAATATAAAGGACAACCTGCAAACGGTAATGTTTTTTTACCAAATCAACGAATAAGCAAACATAAAAAAGTTCGCATTCAAATTGAACACATGCCTTTCCTGGCAGAAGATTTGGCATACTGGAACCTTTTTGGGATTAAACAATCCACGTTAGAAAAATTTAATGTATACTCATGTTATAGATCTTGGATAAACCAAGTTTTATATTATCAGTATACTTTAGTTGACCCGCAATATGCATATATATTTCCAGACGATCATGTAAAAGTGTATCGTCCAAAAGTAACAAATAAAGAATTTAAGTTTCGTACCAATTGCCCTCCACATGTTATCCAAGGTTATGAACAATTACCTGGATATGGAGAACACCTAATCATTACATCTTCTATGAAAGATGCTATGACCCTATATGAATGTGGCTATTCAGCAATAGCTCCGCAAAGTGAAAATACAATAATTCCAGAAAATTTAATTGAGCAATTTGAACATAGATTTGCAAATATTACAATTTTTTACGATAATGATGAGCCAGGCTTAAAGCATGCACAATTATTATCAGATTGTTGTGGATTCAATATGATATCTTTACCTATAACTTCTACAACAGAAGGTTTGGTAAAAGATCCATCTGACTTTTACAAGTCGTATGGTAAAGAAGCTTTAATGGAGTTTTTAGAAAAGAATATAAAATAAGTGGTAGAAACCAATACTCTTGTTGAGCTTAATTTAACAGAAATAGTATTACAATACATTGAAGAAGAAAAATATTATACAAACGTTGCAAGAAAACTAATCACAGAATATAAATTAGGTTTATCAGAGAGAACTTTATGTCGTTATATCAGTGATATTGACAGAAAAGTTAACAAAGAAGAGAATGATGAGGCAAGTAAAATGGCTGTTAAAATCCAAAAACTGCAAGATCATTCACGAATTGAAAAGAAATTGTTTAGAGATGATGCTCGTATAATTGCGGCATTGGATGAATATCAACAAAACTTAACAGAATGTTTATCTGAACATAAACTGAGTGCTAAGTTTAATACATATTCTATAGAACAACAAAACGGACAGGTAGTAGGAATATTTCACTTTACTGATGCTCATTTTAATGAAATCATTGAGATGTATAATAATCAATATGATTTTAAAATTGCATCTGGTAGATTAAAATATTTTACACAAAAAGCGATTCAATATTTTAGAGCATTAGGTGTAGATAAAGTATTCTTTGCTTGCACTGGAGATATTATTAATAGTGATAGAAGGCTAGATGAATTATTGAATGCCGCAGTTAATAGAGCAAAGGCTACCTTTATTGCAGTGGATCTTATCAAGCAATGTTTATTTGATCTTAATAAGTATTGGCCTATTGATGTAGCATTTGTTACTGGAAACGAATCTAGAATAACAGAAAATATTCATTGGTCTGAATTCTTAGTGACTGATAATTATGATTTTAATATATTTAATACTCTTAAATTATTATTAGCAGATGTAGAAGGAATTAATTTTATTCAAGGTGATCCTTTAGAACTGGTTGTAGATTTAATAGGATATAAAATATTATTAATTCATGGTCATCAAAATGGATTGAATAAATCCAACCTTGCACAAAAAGATGTGCAGTCAATTATGGGTAAGTATGCTAATCAGTATGATGTGAATATAGACCTTGTTATTATGGGACATATTCATTCGGCTTATATTAGTGATACATTTGCTAGAGCATCATCATTATCTGGCGGAAACACATATAGTGATAAAGCATTACAATTTGCATCTAGAGCATCTCAAAATATACACATACTAGATTCTTCAGGAATTGATAGTATTAAAATTGATTTGCAAGATAGATATGATGACATTTATGAAACTGATTTAGCAGGTGTAAAGATGGCAGCAGAAAAGAAAACAACAAATATTATTCATAAACTATGAGTGAACTAAGTTTAGCAGAAAGACTACTTGTTAAAAATAACATATTACCTTCATGGTATGAGTTATTAAAACCAATTGTAACGGAAGATGATTTCTATCAAATTCTATCAGGTATTTCAAATGATATGCCAAATGTAACTCCAGCAACAGAAGATATATTTGCTGTATTTAGATACATTGCTGTTCAAGATATTCGCGTAATCATATTGGGGCAAGGACCATATCCTCAACCAAATGTAGCTACTGGTATCGCATATGGTAATGTAATTACATCACCCGAACTTAGTCCATCTTTATCAATTATAATGGATGAATTAATTGAAACTGAATTAATTACAAATGAATTTAATTTTTTTCAAAATATTGATTTATTACACTGGTGTGAACAAGGAGTCTTACTGCTAAATACTAGTTTGACCACAAGGTTAAATCAACCTGGCGCACATAAGAAATTATGGAAGCCGTTTATGGAAAAATTATTGGTACAATTGGATAAAGAAAACCTTATTGTTGTTATGACAGGGAATCAGGCACAGGCCCACTCACATTGTTTTACAAAAGCAAAACATAAGATTAAAGTGGCTCATCCTGCAGCAGATACTTTCAATAACAATAGGAAATTTAGAGGTAGTAAAGTATTTTTAAAAATAAATAATGCTTTGCAAGAGATGAAAATGTCAGTAATAAACTGGCAAGGTAAAATTTAAAATAAATTATGAGAACGATTAAACTTTTTAATAGTAAGACAAATGCTCTACAAGAGCTAACTAGTATGTCGAACGGTTTGACTTGGGGAAACCTAATTGGATCTATTACTGGTTATGAAGATGGTATGAAAGGTATCAACCGCGCAAATCAAAATTCATATGAAACAAACGAATCACAACTTCCAGATGGAGATTTGATTATTTTCTTGGTGCCCGCTAAAGTAAAAAGTGGAGAATAATGCAAAATTTAAATGCTTTATACACAAGGTTGGATGAAGATTTAAAGACTATTGGCGAAACACAGGTTGATAAGCAAAAAAAATATATGATTGCTGTTATTAATAGTGTCAGACAAAAAACTTCATCAAACCTAAAAGACAAATATAATAATTATGTTGATAATTATAATAGATGCGTTCAAGATGCGGCTAGTCTGCAATCAAATATTGATAAATACAAGACATTAATAAATGCTTATTCCCCAAATGAATCAACACAAGAACAACAACCATTGCCTAAATTAATATATGTAGAACCTCCGAAACCTGCGGCGAAAGCACAAGTTCCACCAACCCATAATTTAAGCAAAGAAGAAGCCGATTTATTAACTGAATTTCAAAAATTTAAATTATGATTAATGTAGCAACAAATCAAACTTTAGAAAATGCTGTTCGAATTTTGGATGAAATTTATACATCGGAACGATATGAACTTTCTCCAATAAATAATAAGAAAAATAATAAAGACTATTATTTAATTATTCACTTTCCTGAAATTAACATTACAAATTCTCAAGGAGAAAGTCATATTATACGAGACTTATATGTACGTACAGTAATATTACTTAATCCTTATAGATATTGGTTTGGCAAAAATAATAATTTTAGTGGAACAAGAACAACTTTTACATTAGAAGAATGTGCTTCTGGATATAGTCATTCTCATTTGCATCCCGGAACTATAATTCGTGAATTTAATAATGAGTTTTGTTTGGGCTCTGGTCCAATTGCAGTATTGTTTAACGAACACTCCATGGAAAATGGTAAAGCTATTGATAACAATGATGATTTTATTAACGCATTTTATAGTTTTTTATATACCGTTAATTCTTATGTATCATGGGAAAGTCTTGAAGGAATGCCCTATTTCAAACTTAGAAATATTTTAAGTTTAAATAATAAGATATCATATGGTGCTCCTTTTTCTTATAATCATTTTAAAGAAAATATTACCACGTTGTCTGGTTATTATCACAATAGTATTCCATATATAATGACTCATATTGATAAATTTAAGATTAATTATATAGCAACCAAGAATAGATTTAAAATTATTTCTTGGAAGCTTAGTAAAGAAAATTATGAAGATCTATCGAATGACGTATTATTAATTAAACAAAACAATACATACCGAAAATTTAACAGTAGTTCTAATAATTCATATAATCATGCAGATATAGAAGCACAAGCAAATCATTTTATTAATGAAACCGCATCGGTAAATTTTAAAGGAAAAAATATTCAACCTTGTATTTTTAAAGAAGATACTAAAGAACAACAAGAAATCATTTACGAATTAAATCCATCATTTGTAGATTTATTTGAAGAATACATAAATTATATTTATTTAAAACATGACAACAAAAACACCAGTAGCGGTAATACCCGTTAAGAAAGAGTTTGTAGAACAAACAATTGTAGATAAGTGTAAATTAATTATTACACCTAAGCTATGGGATCAAGTCAAATGGTTGCATTCACAAAGTAGAATTAAAGGATTGGAGTGGTCTGGTATTTTATTGTGGTCTTTTAAAGAAGGAGACATCTTAGACCCAAAAACTTTGGTATTAGAAGCACAAGCTATTCATCTTATGAATATTGGAACTGCTGCTTATACTGAATACGAATATAATCCAAAAGATTTAAGCGAAATGTGGGATGAGTATCCTCAATCTGATCCAATGGAGACAGCAGATGATGATCGTTGGATTATGGGTCATATTCATACACATCATAACATGGAAGCTTTCTTTAGCGGAACTGATATGGATGAGCTTCGAATTAATGCTCCAAATCACAAATATTATGTATCGCTTATTGTAAATTATAATAATACTCCTGTTGCAAAACTATGTGTTACTGGTAAACAAGAAGCTACTAGTGTAGTAACAACTTCTATCTTTGGGTCAACTACAAAAGAGGTTCCAGAAAAAGATTTGATTTATTATGTTAATTGTGATATTGAAAAACCAGTACCAAATTTTAATATTGGGGATAAATTGGAGGAAAGATTCCAAGATTTAATCCCAGTAGTTAAGACTTATCCGAAGTATCCTAGCTATGGAGGTGCTGGAGGAGGAACACAAGGTACATTTCGATACACACCAGGTTTCCCAGCAGGGAAAATCACATCAGAAGAAGGGAAAACACAAAAAGAAAAATCACCGGCGTTGGCGGCGCAAATAAATATTTCTTATGATGTTAAAAAGTTTTTAGGTAAATTTATTACATTATCAGCAACAGGATATCATGCTTTATTGCTTTATGATGCTGTATTAAAAGTTGGAAAAATTACACTTAAAAATACTGATACTTATTTTCAAGCTTTAGCAGATAGTTTCGAAAACGAAGCGCAAGATTATTTTAATATTTCCCCAGTAGATGCTGATCAAGATGCTGATTATTTGGCTCTTGCTACAAATTGTAGAAGTCAGCTTCTTACTATTAATATTTATGATAATGCTACTAAAGAAAAATTAGAAGATTTAGTATTATTTTTTGATGATTTAATCGCAAAATATAAACTATCAACATCGACAATATGAGTGAAAAAAACGAAATGCATGCTAGATTTACCGATGCTAACTGGTACAACTCAGGTGACAATCATGTCACTCTGGGTGGTGCCGGGGGTATTGGTAGCTGGCTTGCCATATTTTTAAGTAGAGTAGGGTATAACATTTATTTATATGAAATGGATACCATTGAGACGCATAATATTGGAGGACAAGCTTATTTTACAGATCATATTGGTTCATTAAAATCAGATTCTGTCATGGATGTTTGTGATAAAATGTGTGATGAAATGAAAATTACTCCTGTTGGTGAATTTGTAGAAGAATCAACTGTAACAGATGTAGTATTTTCAGCATTTGATAACATGAAAGCAAGACGTTTAATGTTTGATGCATGGAAAAAACATACTAAAAGTAATGGTGGTGAAAATTGTTTGTTTATAGATGGTAGAATGAGTGCAGAAACAGGTATTGTTTATTGTGTTACACCAGATAAGATCGAACAATATGAAGCTGAATTCTTTGATGATTCTGAGGTACAAGATGCACCATGTTCTTATAAGGCAACATCTCATAATGGAGCCATTATTGGCGCTTATATGTTACAGTTATATTTGAATATTATCGCAAATCAGAATCTTCAAGTTGAAATGTTTAGTTTTCCAGTTAAAACTTGCTATGAATTACCAATGTTTACTTTTACAACACAAGAAAATATAATTATAGATGGGAACAATAGTTGCGAACCGTGTGTATTAACGGAGACGAAAAATTAAAAATTCTAGAATTGATATCATTATTGATATTACAAAAACACAAGCCGATAATAAATTTGAAAATTTTCGAGGTTATCTTTTCAAAAAAGATATTCTAAACTGTATTAATTTTGATAAATTAATTCCTTTTCCATATAATGTATTTTCTCATTTATTAGAATCTTATAATAATAAAATTCAAAAAGCAGTGCATAATAATATGTATGATATATTTGAAGAAAATATTGATATTAACACTATTAGTAATCAAATAGGAAGTATGTTTAAAACTATTATTCTTAACGATGGTTTGCATCATGAATTCTATGAAAGTGGTAGTGTTGAGCGGGGTATTAAGTTGCTTGCTTTTACTAATAATATTGATGTGGATCTATATGATCATTTAACAAATCTTGAAAATTATATAACACATCAATATGTAAATGCAAATACATTTGAAATAAAGGAGATGCACGGTATAGTTCCAATAAAACAGCGATTTAGTTTGAGTAATGAGTTTTCATCTAATGGGATAAATTATAGTTTATTGATAAATGCAGGAATTCAAATTTTGAATAGTAGTTCTATTTTAGATAAAAAGATTATTCATTCTAATTTAATGGTTAAGCCGGAATTTCGAAAGTATATTATAAATAGGATTGTTATTGATAATTATATGCCTATAGATGTAGAAGCATTTGAATATTGGTATAATGATGAGTTTTATAATACTACAAAAAGTAGTACCTATAAGAATAAATTTAGAGAATTGTTGAACAATGTTGAAAATTTAGGCATTCGTACTAGATGCTTACCATTAACAGAACTTAATAATTTTTGGCACAATGATGAAAATGTAATTGCAAATTTAGGATTGAACGAAATCGTAAATAAAGTAAAAACAATAAAGGAGTTAGTTAAAACTACTCCATATTTATGATAAATGGAAAAAGAAATAGAGAAGTAGGTCATAGATATGAACGTAAATGGGCAAAAATATTCAGACAATTAGGACACGAACATTGCAAAACAACCAGACATGCCAGCAGATTATTAGACGACTGCGGCGTTGACCTAGCATTTATACCTTACTTGTTTCAATGTAAACATGTAGCAAGCGGGATTAATTATCCTAAGCTAATACATGAAATTGAAACAAGAATTAGTACAATGCTACCTCCAAATAGTCCCGAATCGGAGTATCCTGTAATAATCGCACACAGGAAAGGGAAAAAAGAAGAAGAAGAGTTAATTGTTATGAAAGCAAAAGACTTTGTAGAATTGTTACAAAATGCAAAAAACAAGAACATTTAAATACTTGTTTCCTTCTGTATATTTTAGTGAGAATGGTTGTATATCTCACGCAATGGATAAACTTGCTCAAAAAGATTGTTTGTTTAATGCTTATATTAACGATGTTGATTACCAAGGAGACCCAAAAGAAAAGTTATTTATTTTAGTGAAAACGAATAGCAATAATATTTTGGATCTCCTTTTACCAACTATTGTAGAATGTGATATTTATGATACCCACTATGAGGTTGGCAATGATCATTTTATCATTGTTATAAAAGTAGTTGATATAAAAGCATATGAAGCCTTTATAGAAAGTAAGTATAGTGAGATGTATACTATTAAATTTTTAAAAGATAATTTTAAAGTTCGTAGTAGACCTGTACAAGCATATCATATTTTAGCTAAAACAGAGGAAAAAAGAGAAGAGATTATAAAAGATCTAGGCTTAAAAGATGACTTTGAAGCAGAAGAATATGATTCTCTTATTAACGTGAAAGAAGAAACATTTAATAAATCATTATTATGGGTGCACAAAGATTTAATGAAGGAAAATTAGAATGGTCATTATTAGACTATGAAGCATTAACTCCTTTGGTTGAAGTAATGATGTTTGGTTGTCAAAAATATGAACGTGACAACTGGAAAGATGGATTCCCAAAGGAAAAGCTTATAGATAGCTTATTACGACACGCACATGCCCTAAGTAATGGAGAAGAACTAGATCCAGAAAACAACATACATCATGTTGGAGGCATTATGTTCAATGCAATGGCGTATTATTATCAAGAAGTCGTGCTAAAAAAACAAATTGAAATTACTCTTCCTACGTGAAACTTTTTACAAATCTGAGCGTTATATATTACTCAAAGCTTAGATAGTTTATGAACAAAGAATTATTACATTATTTTAAAGAAGATGAATTAGCAGCCTCGGTATTTATATCGAAGTATGCTGATCAAAACGAACTAACTCCTGATGCTACCCATGAAAGGATGGCACATGAGTTTTTAAGAAAACATACTGAAACGTTTAACCAAAAAAAGTTTAAAAAAAACTTTAATGATTTATCAGGTTTTGGTAAAATGTTATACCCAAGAATTAATCATTACGGCCAAGATTATTTCTTTAGCAATCTAACAAACTTTGACCATATTGTTCCACAAGGAAGCATTATGGCAATATTAGGAACTGATATGATTGGTTCTTTGAGTAATTGTTTTGTGGTAGGTCAACCAGAAGATAGTTATGGAGGTATTATGAAAAAGGATGAGCAATTAGCTCAACTTATGAAAAGGCGTGGTGGAGTAGGCATTGATATATCTACACTAAGGCCATCACAAACTCCTACGACCAATGCTGCGAGGACTTCTACTGGAGCTGTTAGTTTCACACATAGATTTTCTAATACCACGCGAGAGGTAGCTCAGAATGGACGCAGGGGAGCATTAATGATTACAATGGATTGTAGGCATCCAGATGTCTTTGAATTTGTAAACATTAAGAAGGATCGAACTAAAGTTACTGGCGCAAACATTTCTGTAATGCTTCGTGATGATTTCATGGAGGCAGTATTAGCAGATAAGGATTATATCTTAAGATTTCCTTGTGATATAGCACCAAATCTTGATTCTGGTGTTAAATTGGATTCTATTGAATACAATACATTAACAGAAGGAGCATTAGGATATTACAAAAAAATTAAAGCAAAAGAATTATATGAACAAATCGTTGAAAATGCTTGGGACAATGCTGAACCGGGCCAAATATTTATTGATAAACACTGGAATTATTCTCCTGATGGAGTTTATCCCCAATTTCGTGGAGTTACTACAAATCCATGCGGGGAAATATTTATGCAGATTTATGATGCGTGCAGACTCATTCTACGGAATTTACTTTCACTTGTTGGACATGATGATGCTATGATCTATCGCTTATTCTATGAATTACAATACATGTCTGACTTAATTGTAGACTTGGAATTGGATTATGTTCTTAGAATTATTGAAAAGATTAAAACTGATCCTGAAGATTCTAAACTTACAGAATTAGAACTATGGGAGAATATTTATACTACTGCTAAAGCTTCGCGTAGAACTGGTAGTGGTCTTACCGCACTAGCTGATATGCTTGCTTTAATGGGACTTCAATACGATAGTAAAGAAGCATTGGCCAAAGTAGAAAGTATAATGAAGCTTAAGATGAAAGCTGAATTAGATTGTATGACTGATCTTGCTATTCTTAAAGGTAGTTTTGAAGGATATGATTCTAATTTAGAATTCTTTACAGATAGAGGCGGATTTACTAAAGGTCGTAATGATTTCTATCAAATGCTTGTGGAAGAATTTCCAGAACAAGTTGAAAGGATGATCAAATATGGTAGACGGAATGTAAGTTGGTCTACTGTAGCACCAGCCGGTTCTATGAGTATTTTAACACAGACCAGTAGTGGAATCGAACCATTATTTTTGCCTTATTATTTAAGACGTAAGAAAATCAATCCTATAGATAAAAATACAAGAGTAGATTTTACTGATAAGAATGGTGATCAATGGCAAGAATTTCCAATATTACATCCACAATTTAAATTTTGGATTGAAAAAGACCCAGGAATTAATGTAGCTGCTCTAAGCAAAGAAAATGTTCAAAAATTATTTGAAAAATCTCCTTGGTTTGGTTCTACAGCAAATGATATTAATTGGATGGCTAGGTTAGACATGCAAGCTGTAATTCAAAAATATACATCACATAGTATTAGTTCTACTATCAATCTTCCCAAAGATGTAACAAAAGATGAAGTTGCTAAAATTTATATTGAAGCATGGAAGAAAAACCTTAAAGGTGTAACAATATATAGGGATGGTTGTAGAGATGGTGTATTAATCAGTGATGAATCTAAACAGATTGCGTTTGATTATAATGATGCGCCCAAACGACCTAAAGCATTAGTTGCAGAATCTCATATAACAAGTGTTAAAGGAGATACATATAATGTTGTGGTTGGCTTATTTGATGGTAAACCATACGAAGTATTCGTAATGCATGGTGAACATTTTAAAGCAGGCAAAGGTGAACTTTTAAAGGAAACTAGAGGTAGATACACATATCAATCTGGTAGTGTACATTCATTTGATTTTGCAAGCGCAATGTCAGACGAACAAGAAGCTATTGCAAGATTGGTATCAACTGCTCTTAGACATGGTGCAGATATTAAATTTGTTGTCGAACAATTAAACAAAACAAAAGGTGGAATTACTTCATTCAGTAAAGCAATTGCACGATGTCTAAAGAAATATATTCCTGATGGAAGTAAGTCTACTGTAGTTTGTGATAACTGTGGTAGTGATCAAGTAGTGTTTGAAGAAGGTTGTCAAATATGTAAGGCTTGTGGAGAAAGCAAATGTTAATGATTATAGCAGTAGATTTTGACGGAACAGTAGTGGAACATGTGTACCCAGAAATAGGTACAGAAATTCCCCATTGTAGACGTGTATTAAAAGCATTAGTAGTAAAAGGACATCACCTTATCCTATACACGATGCGTAGCGGAAAAGAATTGAAGGAAGCAGTTGCATTTATGAAAGAAACTATTGGGGTTCCTTTGTTTGGTGTAAACGCAAATCCTTCACAACATGAATGGACAGATTCTCCAAAAGCATATGCCAATTATTATATTGATGATGCTGCAATTGGAGTACCTTTGTTTCATCCAGTAGATAATAATAGAAGACCATATGTTAATTGGAATGGTGTGGAAAAACTCCTAAAACAAAATAATATACTTTAATGGAATATCGTTGCTTCGCTGAAGATGATGTATATGCAATCCCAAATATAGACATGTATTGCACTAGCTTAAACGAATTATGCGAAGCTGAACAACTAGATATTAAAAATGTATTAGAATATCAATATTTTATATACTTATTACACTTAGAACAACTAGGGGAAGAAGACGCATATTATACACTAGAAGAATTACAAGTATTTTGGAATACTATAGTTGAACTTGGTATGTATATATTTGGTTGTGCAAGAATAGTAGAATCGTATTTAAATAGAATTGATCATGAGTTATGAAGTAATAGTAGACCACCCAGATTTTGGACATGTGGTATTTGATAGAATGACACTTAGACAAGCTCAAATTTTAGCAACAATGAATAAAATATTGAATGTTAAAAAAGAAGGTTCTGATATTGAACTAGGAGAATTTGTCCGAGAATTATATAGTAAAAGAGAAAAAGATGAATGAAAATTTAAAAAAGATAAAAGATGTCATTGTGATGATTGACAAACTTACATATTCGTTGTATGATCCTTTACGCGAGATGTCTGGTAAAATATCAGAAACAGAATTAGATGTTCTTTATAATCTTGTAGAAACTAGTTCTAACAAGTTGTGGAGTTTTGCAGAAGAAGTTGAAAGTACTACACCAGGAAATGATGTTTCAATTCTTGATATACATGCTATAGATGCAGAATTTCGAAAAATGAATACAGCACCACGGGACATAGATATAAAGCAGAATGAGAAATTATATGGTTGGAATATGGATGATCTAAGTAATGAACCATATCAGCCTACTCGAGCAACCAATCATAGTGGTATACAAAGATGGGATGCAGCGCATCAAAAAAGTGAAGCTGAACTTTTAGCAGACGAATTTAATAAGATTAAGTAATGTTAGATCTTTATGATATTTCAAATCTCCAACGTTTAATAAATTGTAGTATTTTTGATGAAACATATAAATGTGAATTTGAAAGTCAATTAGAGTCAGACCTAAATGAACAAGAAGTAGACCAATTACTTAGCCTACTTCTCAATAATCAACAATCAATTCGTGATGGTATATATTATGGTCAGACAGATATTGTTAAATATCTTGGCCATAAATTTGAAAAAGAAACAAAGGGATTTACATTTCTGTAGTCCCTTTGTTTTTATTAATATACTTGTTCTGATGCGTCAAATAATCTTTTAATTTGACCAGGACCCGGAGTCATTTTGAGTGTATTATCAAACATTTTTTCTCCAGAACCATCTTTACCTTGAACAAATTCAGTTGCTGAAATCATCCATCTGCTAAAATCTGATATTACTTTTGTACCAGGAATTGGATCATCTAATACAGTTTTAGTCCAAGTGGCAGGATTAATATACATTTCAACATCCGTTTGTAATCTATTAAGTTGATTGAGTAATAAATTGGCAATTGCCATATCATCATCATCTCCAGCAGCACCTTTTAGAAGCGCAGCAAGACCTAATAAGACACCATATGTAACAAGCTCTTGTAAGTTGCCTCTCATGTTAGCAGCATCTACCTCACTGAATCTTTTATCAAATTCTGTAGGCATATCTACAAATGGAGCAGCAGATGCAAGTTTTCTAAATAATTGTTTTGTAGTAAATAGTAGATTACTAATTCCGCTATGTTCCTCATTACCTCTCATTACTTGAAATAATGAAACATAACGACCTTTAAGATAAATTCCAGCAGCATCATCATAGATGCCATTTTTATCACCTCTTGTATCAAATCTACCAGCCATACCTTCAAACAACCATGTTCTAAATTGTGCAGATGCTCTACCTAAAGCTGTTTCTTTAAGTTGCAAAGGACTCTCTGGATCATAGTTACCATGAATTCTCTTAATTGCTTGGTCAACCTGAATACTGAAAGATATCTCAGGGCTGGGACTTCCCCCCTTTTTTTCTACCAGCCAATTTGTTCCATATTCTGCAGTATTGAATTCACCATTCTTATCAAAAGCTTCCCATAGACTAACTTCTTCTCCTTTAAGATTCTTAATCTTTTGATGTAACATAATAGCTACAACAACAGGTGCTTGGTTAAAGTATTCTGATCTATCAGTTAAGTTATATGGAGATAAAAATCTACCTTTTTCAAATTGATTATGCAGTTGTGAACGATATACTTCGTTCTTGCTTGTCTTTAAGAAGTCATATTTATCCATGATGCTTCTAATCTTAATGGCATCTGCAGTTTGCATTTGATTAAATGTAGCATTTTTAAATATACTACCTTTAACAATTTTCATTGCCTGCCAGAATTCTTTTGTAGTAAATGTTCTACCATCTGCTGCTTCTACTAGGTTGGCCATTACACCAAATCCCATGTTAGAAAATGCAGAGAATACGTTCCAACCCATACCTTTAAAGTGGATATAACGCAATACTAGATTTACCATACCAGAACCAGTTACTACACCACCAAGTCCTTTAAGTTGTTCTTCTAAGTATTTAGATTGTACATCATATTCTTCTTGCTCAATAGAGCCTGCTGCTAAAGATTCATTTAATGCAGTTTGTGCTTCATCAATACTTTGCTTAACCGCTTTTTCTTCAGTGAGCAATAGTTTTTTATTGGTCTTACCCATAATTTTTTCAGCAGGAAGATTGTAGAAATGATCCAAGTGATATTGTAGCATTGACTTATAGTTTGCTAGATTAGCACGAGATAAGATATCTCTACCATAGCCATCTGTTACTTTATCACCAACAGAATTTGTTTCATATTCCACTCGTTTCATAAATACATTCTCAACAAGCTTGACTTCATCTTGTAAAGATGATTTATGCTTAAACAATGTAGATGATGCAATATATCCTCTTAGGATTTTTTCCAAATCTAAGGATCTTCTTGAGCTTCTTACTAATTCATCAACAATCTTTTTCTTGGTAGCAACTTGCACTTTGAATGGCATGTTCTTTCCTGTATCCGCTAGATATTTAGCTTTGGCAATATTTAATTTTTGAGTAGCTTTACTTTCCAACATACTTGGATTTCTAGCATGAACAAAACGTTCTTGTTGCTTTGTTAATGGATCTAATGGTTGATTGATTTGTTCTAAGTTATCTTCAGAACGTAGTACTCTTTTTAAATCATCCATCATACGACCCATGCCTACTGCTGCAGACATTCCACTACCATTTACTTCTTCTAACCATGCTGCTTCTAAGTCTGGTAGGGTATTAATACGCATATCTTTGGTAATGTGTGGTGGTAAATATGAGGTCATTTCAGTCAATTGACTTGATATAAATTCATACAACTCACTAACAGCTTTATTCTGATGAACTTTATCATAGTTCTTATCATACCAGCCTGTTTCTTTACCAACTTTATTAGTTTTTCTAGGAATCTCTACAGTATATTCCCATCCATATGAATAGATATTCTTACCATCAGAACCTGTAATTTTATTCTTATCATTGATTAGTCTAGCATACCAGTATGGTGAATTTTCTTTATTCCAATTTTCAAATTCTTCATCAGTAGAAGTCATCTTCTTATATTCGTAGGTAGCTTTGAATTGACCAATTTTATTTTCTAATTCTTTGTAATACTTTTCATATACTTCTTCTCCCATTTGTTCTTTTAGTTCAGCAATATGTTTTTCGCGCATAGCATCACTATATTGTTGACGCTTGAATAATTCAACATCTGGAAATAGAATCCTTGGGTCCATTATCATTAGATTAGATCTCTTCCAATCTACAAATTGCTCATATCCTTTATCAGATTTAAGACTTTTATGTCTTAGTTCAGATCTTTTATCAAAGAAGTCTTGACTAAATGGAAAAATTAATCCCCCAGTAAGTTCACCATCTTTATCCTTTTGTAGGAAAATTTCATAAGGGTTATTTCCTTCTGATAATTTCTTTAACTCAGGTAAAGCAACTTTGATAAGTTTTGTAAATTCTTTTACTTTGCGGTCATATTCTAAGTTAGCAGCTTTTATCTTAGATTTAATTCCAATAAAGATTGCATTAAGCATTGGATCATTATGTCTAGATACATCTAATGTCATTGAGGATAATAAGTATGCATCAGTAATAGCACCAAAAATATCATCATCTGATAATTCAGTTCTAGTATACTTTCTTACAAAATTTCCAACAATAGCGCGTTCTCTATTAGCCAGCTTACTTTTAAACTTAGCAGCTTTATTAGCATAATAATTGAATCCAGCAAAAGTTTCATCACCATCAAACCACATATCGTTTTCTAATTCTTCTCTTGTTAAGAAGACATGTTCTTCATCTGGTCTTAAATCTCTCTTGCCAGCAGCTTGCCATAAGTGAATTAGTCTATTTGCATATTCTATCTCAGAAGCATTCATATCATCCTTATCAACAATTTCTTCAATCTCTTGTAAATGCTTTTCTCCAAATGGACCTAATTCTCTTGGTGAGATTAGTTTTTTAGAAGCTTTAACTGACTCAGCTAAATCTTTTCTTCTAGTGTTTAACCTATCCATTGCAGCAACAGCATCTCTCTTATCTGCTATAGACATATGCTCATTCCTAAGAATGTTCTTATATTCACCAATTCTTCTATTAACCTCTTGTAATTGTGACTTGATAACAGATTCTAAGTCTGCATATACTCTTGATTCTTCATCCAAATCAAACATTGGAAGATAATCATCATACATTTCATTTTCTAAAGCTGGTGAATAATAGACTCTATTATCTCCTGGTTCACCCATGACCTTGGCCATCTTCATCTTCTTATGTGGGTGCTTCTTGCGTAATGCCTGTAGCCTAGCTAACGCTCTTTCGTAATTAGAATATCTCTTAGGTGCACCATCTTTGTGACGCATGCCTAATTCAATCTCAGCAGCATTCTTAGCATTCCATTGATCTCCAGTAAAAGCTGGTAATTTATCAGAATAAGCATCATCTTTAATTCCTAATGCTGAATCATTAATATCTGGCTTTTTTGCTACATTATTACTTTCTTGAACAATATTATACATCTCTGCCAATACTCCTTTGCTCACATCACCACCATTTTTAATACCAAGGTCTTTCCAGATTCTACTAATTAGTTCTAAGAATCTTTCCATTAAAGATTTCTTACCTTGCCATATATTATTATTAAGAAAGTCTTTTACAGTCTTATTAGTACGTGCTGTAGCAAGTAATTCTCTTACCCCAGATAAAGGTGTTTTATTAGCCGCATTTAATCCTAACGCATATTCTAATTTATTAAATTCCTCAGTACTTAGTTTCTTCTTTAATTCTTCTTTTTGCTCTTTAAATATTTCTTGAGCTTTATCCATGAATTGTTCCAGCTTAGCCATTGACTCTTGCATCTTAGGTGATACAGAGTTTTTATTCTTTTCATATGAGTGAATCTGATATGCTGTAATAGCATGTGTCAATTCATGTAATATGGTTTCTGCTAAGTCTTCTGCAGTAGCATGTCTATCAGGATTAATAAATATAGTAGAACCTTTAGCATTTCCGTGATGCTTTCCTTTAGCCGGATTACTTTTATCAAGTATCTTCCATGTAATATTGTCATTAAGAATACCCAGTTCGGCAAGCTCTTGTGCGTATGCTTTTAGTTCTGGTGAAATATCAGGATGTGATAAGATACTAATTAATATATTATCAGTATTCTTGCCTGCAGTAATATTTAATGGATTAGTTTTATTTGCTGGTTCAACCAATTTAGGTTGTGTAGAATCAACTTTTTTAGGACTAGGTTGAAGGACTTTCTTATTCTTAGTCTTATCAAATTTAGTATTGTTAGATGTGGGTTCATTCTTGTTATATTCTCTTGTTTGAGAACCACCAAGTTTATCAGTACGCATAAGCGCGGGTTCACCATTAATATCAGTCTTTATGAAGATTACCCATTTGGCTTTACCACTGGGTTCTTCTACTCTTTTTGATACAATACTAGGAGCTTCATCTACAATAGTTTTATCGTAGATAACTTCTTTGTTATGATCTAATGTAGAATCTTGTGTAAGCACCCAAGGATTATGTTGAGCATATTGAATAGTAAATCCGGCCAATCTTTTATAGAAGGGTTCTTCTATTGGAATATTGGGATTCATATTTAATAAAGCGGCCTTGTTATTGAAATCTAATTTGTTCAATTTGTCAGCAAAATCTGTATTCACTAAATATGATACAGGAATATATTTTGTAAACTGTGTGGCTTGTTGATGTCCACCAGTTAAGTATGCGTAACTAATAAGATCTCTAGCCATATCACTGACCCTAACCCCATCAATTTCTTGTGTAGAATTTAATAGCTCAGTAAATGCAATGTGAGTGTCAAGATCTTGACTTGAATCTTCTTTAGTAGCATTAATAGTAATGGTTGTTGGAATTATTCCTCTCTGTAACCTAACCTTAAGTTTTCGTAAGAATTTATTTCCTTTGATTTCAGATTGTTGTAACTTTAAAATATTCTGTCCTAGTGCATTTTTATCTTTTGAATCAAAATATAATTTTTCATTATCTTCAAACATTGCACTATATGTATAGCTCATAAAGTGACTAAATAATTTATTTCTATTATTAGTCTTCTGGTTCAAACTACTATCAAAGTCTTCATTGGACACAGTACTAGTTTGGTGAACCATTTCTCTAAAGCCTGGTGTATTATATGGAAAAAATACTCCAAACAGTTCATAGGCAGTCTTTAATATATGTCTGTTAGACATACTAGAAAATTCATTAGTAGGAGTTTCTGCATTGGGATTAATTAACGAATCCATATTCGTAATATTACCTTTTTCTCCATCTAAAGTAATAGATTGCTTGGCCGCTTGTTGAGCATCATTATACTTGGTAAAAGTAAACATCATGTTCTTACCAATACCTGCAGAGTCTGTATTCATTAAGCCTTGAAAGGTACCTAATCTTCTACCTAATTTACGTATAGTAAGAAAGTTTTCAATAGCCTCTATTTGAATTTGTGCATAGTATGGAACACTCTTATCACCTGGGATAGCCTTTTCATATTCTTCAACAGATAAGTTTATATCTGGGTTTATTTTGATTTCTTCAAATTCTTTTGTAAGTTCGTCTAGTAATACACTATCATCATTTACTTGATCATCAGACAAAGGAGATTCTGCTGCACCTAATCTCGCAACCAGTTTTCTAATAATTGGCTGATTTAAAATAGCTGCCGCATGAGATTCTTCATACCCTAATTGATTCATTGCACGAATGAAAGCAAATGTATGTTTATTAATATTTAACTTGTCAAGAATCTGTTCGTTTTCATTATCAACTGCAGCAGACTGATATCCTGATACAACTTCTCCTTTAGTTCTACCATTATCTGATAGAACAAACGGACTACTTAAATCACCATTAGTTGTAATTCCAAACATAGTCTTTTGGAAATTAGTAACAGTTACATTTCTACCTTGAATCATAGCATTAAACACAGAGTCTAACGAGAATGCGCCAACACCAGCTTTACCAGCAGTACCATTAATCAATTTACCTCTTTGATAATTACTTGACATTGGTGAGAAGAAACTCTTATCAGTATTTTGATTTCTTAAATCATCATGTTTTTTAGCAAGACCAATTTCATTACCTTCAGCGTCTTGTTTTTTAAGTTCTTGAAAAGATAGTGGTTCTGCAATTCTTTTTTGGATTTCCACATCTGAATTATCCATTACTTGATAGTGAATGTCAATTATTTTATTAATCAACTTCATTTCTACAAGCTTGTTTTGCATATGTTTGGGGAGATCTGCAGCAATAGTCTTTTCTGTAATGGTTCTTATCTTACCTTGATTATCAGTATAGTAATGCTTTCTGTATGAATATAATTTATCAACATCAAAGTCAGAACCCATTTGCTTTGTAAAATCTCTAGATGCAATAATAACATCACCCATTTCAGCAGGTAAATACCCTACTACACGAATGTTAGCCATTGAATTCAAGCCTTGTGTTGGGATACGGAATCCAAACATTCTACCTAAATCTTCATCACCTAATTTATCAGTATCAACCAGTCCTTCTGAAGTTAAAGGGATGGGTATTTTTTCACCTTTATCATTAGTATATTTCCAAGGAACAATTACATCAGTTGTTTGTTTGTCAGCAGAAGTATGTGTTAATTCGCCCTTCCAATATTTATTAAACTTAATACCACTGTTTTTTAAATCAGTTCCCTGTAGTTGTCTAAAACCTTCTTCTGTGGCAAGTACAAATGATTTGCCTGGAAACTTAATCTTACGAATTTTATTGTCAATAATACTATTAAGTAATGCTTCAATACGTCCTCTAGACTGCATTGCCCATAGAGGCAGTGTGAACTGATCATTCATTACTTCTAATGCTAGTCTATCATTGATAGGCCAGTTGCGAGATACAGCTTCTTCCTTTAACATTGTCTGAAGCTTATTGAAATCTAGTTTATTATTTTCATCATTTAGTTCGTTATACAATACCTTTTTACGCAATTCAAATAATGAATCCCAAGCGGAATTAAATTCATTTTTCAACTCTTTCATTCCATCTATATGCAATAGGTCAGTGAATAGAAGCTTTCTTTCCTGTGAACCAGGGTTAACCTGTTCATCCTTATCAGGAATCTCTTGTTGAATTCTAAATCCTTTTCTAGGAAGAACTAATACTGCAGGAGAATCTTTGAAGCTAAGTGTATCTTCATTAATTGTACTATCGGGATTCCACATGCCCTCAATAGGATTAAGTGGAGCACCTACTTTAAACGCAGTACCAAATGCAGCTCTATCAATACCATCTCTTTCCATAGCTTTACGCAACTTGTCTATTTCTAAACCGTTGGTTAACTGTGGAAGTAATGGAATGGATGAAGACTTGATATAAATTCTACGATAAACACCATCGGTTGCGATGTTATTAGTATATACTGGTTTAAGTGGTTGCATCACCAATCCTAAATCTTTCTTACTAATATAATCATCTTTTGTAAGAGGTATTCCAGCCTTTTCTTTTTTGACCCAGGTGGTATATTTCTCTAACGCATTTTTATAAACTCCAGTAGGTAGCTTACCCATTTTGAAAAGTATCTCCAAGTGCTCAGCGAATGTAGTAAATTCTTGAGCATCTGCGCCTTCAATTTCTTTGTAGTCATTGAGTCCTTTGATCTTAAGTCTTGCGTAATAAGGTAAAGACGTTGATTCCCTTTTCTGATCTGGTAACAATACCATTCTGAAACTTGATTTGAAATCATATGCAATGTTTTGACCCGGTGCAATATCTGCAGCTAGACGTTTACCAACGTTAGTAAATGTATCTTTTACAATTTGTATATAGTCAGCAGCATTTAAATTCTTTTTGTTTTTTTGTTTGTTTTTGACATCCTTATCGCTAATTTTAAAATATAATGCTGGATCACCATGAAACAATTTGAACATATCTGCTGTGTTCAATGTATAGTTTACTTCAAAATCAGCGGCAGCAGCCCTAAGCATATGTTCTGGAGTGATATTTTTTTGGGCAATAGATTCTCTTAATAATTTCTTATAGTTTTTATCCATTTTATCATCTAACCCATGCTTCTTCCAGTCCGCTACTTTATTATCAATTAGTTTTTGATAGTGCGCTTTAATAGCACTTCTAATAGCGGCCTTTGAAACTATATCCATAGGCTTAAGTATACCCTTATCATATAGTTCTGGGAATGCTTCTCTATCATTTAGTTCTGGAAACGCATAGAATAACGCGGCACCAGCATTATATGACTTGATGTTATATTTTTCTTTACGATTCGCATTTGCTTTAATTCTATTTACTTCAGGTCTAACTACTCTTTGATAGATTAGTTCTGCAGTTTGATCTGATAAAGTACCATCATCATTTAAAACTACATCTTCAAGATAAGTTTGCACCATGTCTGCTCCAGTCTTATCAGAAAAAGTTGGAAATAACATAGTACCAACTCTTTTTTGAGAGTGCTTGAGTCTTCTTTGTTTAGCTTGGTATAAAATAACTTTAGCAAATTCATGACTACCTTCATCTAGATCTATAAGACCAGCACCTTCTAATGAAGAGGTTAGGTCTTTTAATGCTTCTAGTGATAAGTCTGATATTTGAAACAAGTCAACAAATGATTCATCTTTGATAATGGGTAATCCGTTTTCATCAAAGACAAATTCACCTTTTTCTTTTTTATACATGTGTTCTAAAATACCGGCGTGTTTGTTGTAAGCCATTTTCATTAATGGCAAAGCTTTACGCGGGTCTTTTAATTCTTCTATTCTTTCAGTAATCAAGTTGTTTAGGCGATATGCATAAATACTTTTATCACCTACTCTAAAACTGTTAGAAGAAAGTGTTGGATCATGTTGACCAACATATCTAGCCATTGAAAATAAACTGTTATCACTAAACAAGTTAAACTCGTCAGTAATACTATCATCTTTTGCTAATGGGGCAATTAATATTTTTTTACTAAATGGACCAAATCCTTGAAAAACTTGAGCTATATTATAAGTGTATTTTTCACCATTTCTAAAAAGAGTTAAATGACCATCTTTATTTTTAGAAGCAAGCTTATCATAAATCTTTTTAGATATAGAGATACCAAATTCTCCTAACAACTCATTGATTTCTGCTAGTGGCACATTTTCACTTTTAATCAAACGAAGAGTTAATGCATCATGAATTCTTTCTAATTCTTTTAAACGATCTTTATCTAATGTCTTTTTGCCTTCTTTATGAATGAACATTTTTTCATTATTCAAGAAGTTAATTTGCCATTTTTCCAAAGTAGCTTGTGTGACAGAGTTAGAGTTTTCATCTATAACAGAAAAGAAGAATTCATTTTCTGCATTACGACGAAATGCTGCTTTCTTCATGTTTGTATTACGCTTGGTCATAGCAGTAATAAACTGATTCTGTAATTGTTCGTCTTTTACATCTTTTATCTCATTATATAAACCTGGTAACCAAACAAGATTACCTTGATTTATTCTAATGACTTCTAACATAGTATCCCAATCAGCAGGATGTCCTGCAGTAATTTCACTCAATACTTCAAAAGCATGATCATATGGGATATATCTATCAAATTCTACACCTGTGGTTTCTGTAAAATCTGATTGAACAGTCTCTCCATTGGCTTCCATCTTGATTCGCATCAACCAATACTTAAGCTTAGCACCCGCAGTATCTTTAGGATTTAATGTAAGACTAAATCCTTCACTATAAGTATTACGTTCTATTAAAGTATCGGCAACTTCTGTGTTATTTTCATTAACAACACCAATAACAGATAATCTATTTTTAACTAATTTTTCAAGAAAATCAATTCTAGCAATAAGAGATTTAACTTTGGCTTTAGCTGCTTCTAAATTAAATGTGTCATCTATTCCAGCCAACCATTCTTGTGTCTCAACAGAATCTCTAAGCTTTTTTTCAAAACCTCTAAATACTTCACTTATATCAGCATCTTGTGCTTTAAGATTATCACTTTGTAATGCCAGATTAGCAATTTCAGAAGCAAGATAATCTATAATTTGAATCTGTTCCGTAGAAGTAAGATGTTCAATTAATAAATCGTCATTATCTATAGTTATAATGTCTGGTGATGATTTAGTATCAGATTTATCAGAATCAAAATCTGGTAGATAATCATCTAAGTCAGTATTAGCTTTTTTAGCTTTCCTTTTGGCCAAGATTGCTTTTGCTCTAGTTTCAGCAGTATTTTCTATAGCTTCTTCTTCTTTTTCATTTACTTCTACAGTAGGATTCTCTACAGCTCTTTTAAGCTGCTCTCCTACAGGTTTCAATGTAATCACATCACTAATGGTGTGTGCTCTCTTACCATTGCTTAGCTTAGGTGTAGCAACATTTGTTGCAAATACTTTTTCTGCAAGAAATTCTCTATATGTTTTTCCTTCATTTATATCATGAATGCTACCATTTTTGTCAAGAGTTAATACAGTATATTTGCTATCTAACCCATCCAGATTAGCTTTATTTACTTTAAGGAAAGTATGAGCTAATGCATTTCTTAAAGATTTCATAGCCACACCCAAGTTTTCTGGATTAGATTCCATTCTTGCAGCACTGAAACTATTTGTTTTCTTTTCACCACCTAAACCATATTCAACAATAGATACTCCTTCTCTATTCCAAATAGAAACTCCACCATATGTAGATTTTCTTTTTGCCATATCGCTCATAATACCGCCATCAGCAGCATATACATATCTGTTAAAGAAAGCTCTTAATCCTGCTTCACTAAATATATCAATATTGGTTTTTTCTTTAATGGTGTCTCTAAATTCTGTTGCTGATTTAGTATCTTGTGTGAAAAAGCTTTCTGTAGCTTTAATCAAGATGTCTATAACGCCATCTATATTTCTAGCTTTATTTACGTTTAAAGGAATTGGAATTGGCCCATCCACTGTTTGAATATAAGTAAATGTAGTACCTCTATATGACTTAATATCTTCTCCTTTAAATAATAATGGAAATCCTTTAGGAGGGTGATCGCCTGTAAATATAGTACCATCATTTAATAAAATAGGACTATCTGGCATATTAGTTGCGAAAGCAGCCCTTTTGCCCATACGAGCTATCGCACCAGCCGTAATAGTATCTACTTCCATTTCAACATCACCATTTTCAACAACAGCCTGTCTAATTTTTCTATTAGCTTGCTTGCCTTTAAAATTTGATACTTGGAATGGAGCATATACTAAACCAATCATTTCATCATTGCTATCAAAAGCACCAATGTATACTTTGTCCATATATTCTTCAATAGGAACTTCTTCCTTAAATACATCTTGGTTTACATCAACGCCTTTTACTTTATGTGTCCATTTTTTACCATCTCTACGATGGTCTATTACTCTTAATGTAAGCTTTGAACCAACCTTAATATGCTCTCTGTCAAGAATAAGACTATTATACCAAGGGTTATCAAAAATAAATGCCTCTAAGTCTTCAATTGTTTCAGCATTAACATCACCACTACTCGAAATACTAGCTCTATATGTTAATCCAATAACAGCACCTTCCAAATTAAGAACAGTACTTTCTTTGGTTTTTTCATCAATTTTTTCAACAGCATCTTCTTTTTCTTGAGTAACTTCATCTTTCTGTCTATCGTCTTCTAAACGTCTTTGATTTTGGTCAACTTCTTCTTCAAACGCATCATTAAGAAATTCAGTAACTAAGTTATCAATTTTAGCATGAAAAGTTTCTTTATCAGTTCTTTCATATCTATCAGCAAAATCAGCATCAGAAGCTTTAAGAGCTTCAATAATATCTTCTATTGTACTCCAAGGAGTAATTGCTCCTTTAATAGTTTCTATGTAATGATCAAATAATTGTTGAGCATCAACTGGTGCAAATACCGAAGGCTTGTTTATTTCTGCAATTGCAATTTCAACTTCGCCTTTTTCTTCTTCTGTTTCAGCTAATGCTTCAGCCTCATGTAATTCTCTAAGATCACCAATTGGATCTAAAGAATCTCGTGCGCCTAATCTATTATATCTTTCAATACGCGATTCAATATAATCATATAAACTATCAATTTGATCTGAACTAAAATTATATCCTTTAGACAATACCTGAGCTACAATTTGTTCTACAGTTAAACCATTCTTAATACCTTCTGCAATATCAGCTTTAATTTTAGCTAATATCTTTCTAGCCTCATCAACTCTATCAAGTTCAGGAGCAGTCATAAGACCAGTAGATGTCAATTCTTTAGACATGGCCTCTAATGATGATTCAGTAGTAGATTCATCTTGTCCTTCTTGTGTAGTACCATCTTCATTAGTAGCAAGAGGTACTGGTAGAAATGATTGTTCAGCTTCTTCTTGTTCACTAAGAGGAGTAGTTTTTTCTTCAGTGGTTTCTGTAGGCTTAGCTTTTGCTTTTGTTGGAGCATCTGCTTTTTTCTTCTCTATACTTTCATTTACTGCTGCTTCTTGTGCAGCATCAATTTCTTCTTGAACAATTTCTGCAGCCCTTTTAACAATTTTTTCTTCCTTTTCTTTTCTAACTCTGTATAAATCTACTTGTCTGGTTGGATCAATATCTCTTTTATATGCATCATTTAATAGTTTTCTTTTACCAAGTAATTTATCATGTTGATTACTTAAAGCCTTCCACTCTTTGTAAGCTTCTGTATCTTTTAATTGATTTAGAGCCTTTTCATATTTTTCTTTAGCTGCATCATCAACACCTATTAAAGTATCTGAAGTAGGATCAAGTATGAATGGAGCATTTTTAATAACACCATTTTCATCTTGAGCAATAGTTTGTCCTTCAACTAATAAGGCAGCTTCTTTTTGTAATGTTGTAAATGCTATTTGCTTTCTCTTGTTAACATCATCAGCATATCTATTAGTTAGATCGTATGCTTGTCTATTATCAAATAAAGTTAATTGATTTTCATACTTAGCAAATTTAATATATTGAGTTTCTAATTTGCCTAATAATTCTTTATGTCGTCTAGCATCACTAATAGCTTCTTTTTCATAAGTACCTTCTTCATTCTCAATAATAGCATCTAATTGTCTTTCTAATGATTCCGTGGTACCTGCTTCAAAGTTCATTACAGCAATTTCAATGAATTTTTTATCCATTACTGTTTCGCCTAGTACACTAGACTCTGTTCCTGATGCTTGCTCTACAAAATTTACAACTTTTCTAACATCACGCAATGAACCATCTAGATATTCTTGTGATGCTTGAATTACTGCTTGTTGTTGTTCATATGCTTGAGCCTTTTGTGCTCTAGATGATGAAGAGAATTTGCCTGCTGCGGCCTCTGTTATAATTCTCTGTGCGCCACCGCCAACAAATCCTAATAGTCCTTCATATAATGTAGTGGGTTCTGTAATAAAGCCCCAAATTCTATCAAACGTTTCTGCTTCATATGTACTAATATCTAAATTAGCACTCTTTAAAGCTTGATATTCTTGTTCCTTTTGTTGTACACCTTGATAGATTTCTTCAACGCCTTCTTTAGCATTTTGTAAAATTAGGTTGTCAGCATTAGGTTTAACTAAGCTTGTACCAAATTGACGAAATCTATTTTGCCAACCTGGAGCATTCATTAAATTACGCACCATTTGTTTACCTTGATAAATACCATGTAAACTAAACGCGTCACTTAAAATCATTGCTCTGTTAGCCACTAAAAATCTATCAGCAGCATCATTAGCTGCTAATTCATATCTATCTGTTTGTTCTTTTGTAGCATTAGGATTTGCTTCTAATTGATTATTTAAAGTATTTTCATATACCTCCATTCCCATCATAACACCTTCAGCATGGTTCTGTAAAGTACCTGCGGCAAGAGCATTAGTAATTCTTTCTACTCCACCACTAGCTCGCATCATTTCTAAATAAGCATGTGCTCTCTTAGAACGTGTTGCGAGCTGTAAGGCTCTTGGTAGTTTCTGAATAGCAGACACACCTTTAATAGCCAAAGCGCCGGGTAATGCAAATCCAATAGCTGAATCAAGTACTGATTTAGTAGAATTCCAAAATCCCATAGGATTACCATAAATAGGTAACGCTTCTGATAAGTTTTCTTTAGCTTTTTGCATTGCTTCAGCAACAGCATTTCTTTCCCACTCATCAATCAATTTACCTTTACTGAGAAGGTCTGCGGCAGATTGAGCCATATAACTCAAGTCTTCAACAGCAGTTAAACCACCAGATGCAATACCACCAACAATAGCATTAAATGCTTTATCATAACCTGATTGATTATTTGCAATAACCTTATTTACTAATTCTTGATTATAAGTATCTTCTAGATTTAATCCTTGATGTTGCCCTTTTGGATCAGGAGCATAAAAACTTGTACCCGATGAGGGGTTTACAGATCTTAATTTTTTAAATTCAATTGAATTATCAGTATTACCTGAATTAACTACTTCTCCTGTTTTAATTGGCTCTTTAGAACCACCAGCATTAACTGATCTCATAATTTTAATATTGTGATAATACTTCCATCAAGTATTGTTCGTTTTGCCTTCTATAGCTTGATAATGGCATATCATATTCACCATCCATTATGACATGGGGCTCACTAAACAACTCATGTGTTTCTGGATTAATTAATACCAATTGTACTTTTGGTTCTTCTAACATAATTTGTTCACCTGATTCAGTATCAGTAACCATATATGTTGCGGGAGTATACAGATCAATTGCCTCCCCCATGCTCAATGCTAATTTGTTATCTTCATCATTAAGAATGTCATATACTTGACTATTTAATCGTGTGGATTCGGTAAATGCTTCCATATTACTTTTCGTTGCAAATGATACGTCTTCTTGAACTTTACCGTGCTTTACAGTAACTTTCATTATTATCTTTCCATCATCTCGAATACCAGTAATTTGTGGATTTGTAAATCTTTTTGCTTCGTATGGTTCTACCCCATGTCCTAATCCTTCTGGCCCAGCAATAAACTTATGTATTTTTTGTGGTTCATTAGAATAACTATCGTGAGGAGTAACCATCATATCAAGATTAACAGTCATAACCTCTTCAAGTGAAGTTTTTAATCCTGACCAACTATCTTTTAATTGATTTCTAGGTATGAATACAGGAGCACTTAGTTGTCTAGACACATTTGTATAAGCTTCTTGTACAAATGCAATTTCTTCTTCAGGTGTAGCAAATGTAATCCCGTTGTCATTTAATCTAGTTGTGATTTCTTCATATTTTTTTCTATTACCACCATATTCTTTATCATATCTTTCTTGAGCATGTGATTTTATATTCTCTAACATTTTAGCGGCACCTTTTTCATTACCTTCACGCTCATATCTATCATATGTTTGTTGCATTCTTATTTCTACTGTATTATGGCCACCACCATTTAGAATACGTTCTTCAACCTTATCGTGATATTCCATAAAATCAGGAGGAATAGAATTATTTTTTCCGTCCCAATTAACAAGACCTAGTGCTTCTTGTCCTTTTTTTCCAGTTAGTTCATCATCCTTATTTCCAGGTTTAGCCGGTTCATATTTTGCACTAGGATCATTTATATTATTCCCGTCGTCTTTGTCATCTCCACTAAGCACACTGATTGAATTATTAATTTTCTCCCATGCTGCGGGATCTGCTATGCCTGTAATTATAGATAGCACATCTTCTCTAGCCATTTCTTCAGCATCTTCTAATCTTTCTTGTTCAGACATTTGATCAAATATAGGATTTCCCTTCATATCAATCAAATTTTCAATCATTCTACTTTTAGTCAATTCACCATTACCATCTAGATATGTATCCAATATCCTCATTAATTCCTTTTTTTGAACGGCTTCGGTTGAACTTGATTTAAGGACTTTAACTAAACCTTCAACATCCACAATTCCAAGTTCTTGACCAATAGTACTAGAAGCAACCGCGCTGATGGCTTGTATACTAGCTTTATTTATGGCTTCTTGTGTTACGGGTTCGGCAGCAAATAAAGACTGTGAGGGTGTAAGATTTCTAAGTCCTGTAATGGGATCTTTTTCTAATCCTGCGGGTGATAATCCTTCTTTATAAGCAGCGGCCCATCTCTGATTATCTTTATAAGTTTCATCATATTGAGCAGCTTGTTTTCTATATTGACTAGTTGCTTGCGCCATAATGCCAAAGTCACCATCTGGACCAAACTGTCTACCTACACGGCGCTTAAGCATGTTTAGTGAACGAATCCCATCTGGTTGTGTTAGGTCATGTTGACCATTAGTTAATCTATCAATTTCACTAGTAATAGCCTCTACCTGCTTACCATATTCTGGATGATAATTTTCATGAATGTCTAACGCACTCATCATATCACTCATGGCACCAAGTTTTTCTGCTTGTACGTCATAAGTTGATTGTCTTTGATTAACCAGCTTAAATATTTCATTAGCTGGTAATTCATAGAATTTATGTTGACTTGGCCCTTGTGCGGGTTGCATTCCTGGTGAGATCATATTATCCTTTCTTTTGGAAGTATGCTATTACTTTCTTTTCATCACCACCAAATTGTGCTAGAACAGCAGCGTATTCATCTGGGTGATCTGTTTTATATGATGCTATATCAATTGTATTAGTATTTGAATTAAAGTAGAAGTTGGCAGATTTAGCCAAGCCTGTTACTAGTTTATTAAACTTGCCTGAGTTAAGAGCTTGTCCAGATTGATTCAATCCTTCTCCAAGTTGACCTGCTGCTGTTGCTGCAAAGTTCTGCTTAGTAGCCTTAGCTGCAATGTTAAGTCCTCTAGACTGTTCTGCTGCTGCTCTATCAGCTTCACCCAAGTTCATGCGTGTAGATGCGGCTTGAGTCTTATACTGATTATTTAGTTGTTGACCAGACAATTGAGCCTGATTCATATTCTGATTAGTATTGGAAGTCAAATTAGCTAAATTAGCTGCTAATGCTCCACCGCCCATTTGATTACCAAGTTGTCTTCTAGCAGTATTAAATGCTAGATTATTTTGATTAATTAATGGTTGCATATCAATACTAAGGTTGTCTAATTGAGACATGGCTTTACCAGCTTGTTCATTTACAGTAGGAGAATATTGTTCTGCTGGTTTAAAGGACTGCATTAAATTATATGCTGCACTAGGAATACTACTTGCCAATTGCATTTTATCTCCGGTAGTAATATCACCAAACAATCCTTGACGTTGTTGTGGAGTTGTGGGATCAGCTAGATCTGCTTCTTGTGGAGGAGGATTGCTATAATCTGGAGTCAATGAGGCATTATAATTAGGTGTGTTTAAAAGATTAGATTGTTGTGGAAATTGTACAACTGGACCTTGTGATGGTGCTGGCATTGGTGCTGGAGCATTATCTTGAAATGGTCCTGTTTGAACACGTTGTGCTGCTTGTGCACTTCTTTGATTTGGTTGAGGATACCATGTATTGCTCCCAAGACCATTAGTCCCTCCAGGTATTTGTGTATTCCTCATAGCAACTTGTTGTGCTTGACTCGTTTGTCCTTGATTATTAATATTACCTGGACTAGGTTGTGCTACTGTGTTACTTATTCCTCCTGTTCCAATAAAATTTTGCAATCTTGGAAAATTCATATTTGCCATTGCTACAGTTTCAAGTGATTCTTGAAAATTCATATTACTAACATCTGGAGCTAATGAATTTGTTAGATTTGCAGCTCTAATATTTCTACTATAAGGACTACTATTAATTGTCGCTTGCATTTGATTATCTGCTTCCCCTAATACACTGTTAACAGCACCACGTCCCATACCATCTAACCAAGGCTTATTAAACAACGGGCTCATCTTTGATAAATTTCCACCAGTTGATAGACTTCTTCTATTTACATTTCTGTGATATCCTCCATATTTCATTATCATTGGTGGTTTTGCTTGTTCTGCTTGAGGTGTTGTATATTTACGTTGAGGATTCCATTTATATCCCCCTGGTTCTGGTTTTACTATAACCGCTTTATCAGAATTTGATTTTGAAAGTTTAGCAAAATAAGCTTCTCTTTTTTCAAAATGAGCTTCTTCGGGAAATGTATCTCCTGTATCTCCTCTAATAGCCCTAGTGGCTGTTGCTGTATCTGAATAGTTTCCTTTCATTCTAGCATCAACATTGGTCTCCCAATAATCTATGGCGGCTAAAGCAGCATTACGGGGGTCTAATAATAGATCAGGATTGTTTTCTAAATCTAATCCTAATCTTTCACCAGCTTCCCTGTACCCCTTTCTTCCAGTAGTCATTATATTACCTCTACCTCTATAGCGATAACCATCACCTGGTTCTGTATTTCCATTTTTGCCATCATATCTTTTAAAATATTTTCTGGCAGCAGCTTCAGTATTTCCCCCATATTCTGATAGATTACCATATGTTTCCCCAAAATTTCCAGATTCTAATGCTGTTTGTGCTAGTATCTGTGCTCGTTTAAGACCAAATATTCCAGCATTATCTAATTCTTCACTAAATATTGCTTGGTTATTTGCAGAAAATCTGCTTCTTTCTTCTCTTTTAAGCTCAGCTTTACTTTTCTTATTATCTTGTGTATCATCTACAGAACCACCGTTAGCAAATTGCATACCTTGTGGTTCTGGTGGCTTAGCAGCTTCATTTAAAGCCATTAGTTCTTGCATCTGCATGTCTAATGTCCTTTGTGCAATAGGATCAAAGTCTTGACCCTTATACTTACGAGCCATTACCTTGCTAACATCAGCAAAGGTCATTTTGTTATATTTCTTATTTAGCATGTTTGTATTTTAGTCTATCAGAAAACACATAATCTTTCCAATTAGTTTCACCACCTTCAACCTCTACTCCTTGAAAAGGAATACCTCCTTTAGCATGTGATGGGCCATTAAAGTTTAGTAAACCACCATGAACATTATGTGATTGTGTTGGTCCACCATTAGCTAAAGACTTAGGTGCTATGTTCAGATTTGATGCTGAATGTGCTGCGGATGGGATAAGGGGTTTGGTTTCAGTCATTGCACCAAATAAAGGGGCAAGAGCACCCATCATAGGTGCTGCTAATTGTCCAACACCAGGAAGAAAGTTAAGCAAAGGAGCAATACTACTTATGCCTTGTTCAATACCACCTCCAGCAGCCATTTTTTTAACGCGCTTGTATCTATGATTCATTGGAGTATTTATTTTACCACCATCTTCAAAGCCTAATCGTTTACGGACTTGACCAATACCTTGTTGCAATTGGTTGGCTCCTTGTTGAATTGCTTCTTGTGCTTGCCCAGCACCTTGTTGTATTTGTTCTTGTACATTGTTTACTATATTTGAACGACCTTTAAATATGTCTATTACACCATCTATTGTACCATCTACAACATTATCTACTGGCCCCATATTAGCTTTATGAAACCTGCTATATGTATCATATGTGTTAGGGTATAAAAATTTAGTACGATTATATGCATTAACATTAGTTTGCCCAATGTATTGTGGTGGTTGTTTTTCTTGCTCCATGTTGGGAGCAATATCTCCTACTATGGCTCGTATTTCACCATATCCTTCTCCGGGATCTTTTACTTTATTCCAATCATAACGATCTGTAAACTTAATATCGCCTGTTTCTGGATCATAACTGTAACCAGCTTTTCCAAATTCTGTAGCTGCTCTAAAATCAATAGACATAGCACTAGCCCCCATTGCTTCTCCTTTTGAAGCATTAAAATGTTCTATAGTAGATGGCATTTGTTCGCCATAGTCTTCATATGTAATTTGGCCTTGATTCTTTCCAGTTCTAGCCATTGAGGCTAAAGCGGCTCTAGTTAAAGCATGTCGTGCGCCCGGAGTACTATCTTTTAATCCATAGTTTTGATCTCCAGTAATCAAATGTGCTACGAGTTGAGCAGCGTTATGCGGGAGAGCTACATCTGCCATACTACGAATCCCTTGATGTAATAGGCTTGATCTAGCAGGTATGCCTCCTGGTTCAGTAGCCATAGACCTTTTTGCAGGTGGGTCATCTGTATCACCACCATTGGCTAATTTCTTAATTCGATTATAGTTAGTAGGCATCATAATATATAACCATTTTTTTTAAGTTTTAGTTTCCTTTGTTAAAATTATTTTAACACGCATGTTAACGAATAGAGTTTCTAGTCATTGTTGTTACAATATCTGTTACAATACGATAGTCATTCAATGGATTAAAGAACAATCTGGTATTGCAAAATTTATTCCTGATTCTACCTTGTTCATAGATATCTTTAGTGCTTGATGTAGCTGCTGTATTAGGAACTTTATCAATAAAGTAATCAGCTTCTAATGCTGCAGCGTTAAGTCTAAAGAGTGGTACAGTATAGTCCACAACCATATCTCTAATCTTATTCATCTTCCATGTTCTATCATGCCTGTGTACAGTAATGTTATCTGGGTTGTATGTGAGTTCTTCAATGTAACTATCACTACCATTGATAATATCTGTTTTACCAGTAGATTGTGTATCTGTATATACAATCACTTTATCAAACGTAATAGCAGGAACATCTTTCCAAGACTTCAATGCTGTATCATAGTCTTGTACATCAGATACATAATGAATACTATCATACTTCTGTGTTTGGAAACTACTTGTATGTGTATATTCAATGATATGGTCTTTCTTGATGCCATAGAAAGTTTGGAAATTTCTTTCATCATGCTTCCATAATCCATTATTAGCAGATGTAAAGAAAAATTGATTGGTATTAAAGATATAAGATGGAATATAACTATGAAAGCTAATCCATGTATTGGTATGCATACTGTAGCTTACAGTAAAGCTTTTGTTCTGGAAGTATTCTTTAATATCATCAACATTAAAGCTGGCATATACTCTAGTACCAAATGCTTGTGGAGTTTCTGATGTTTCGTCCGTACTTTCTGCAAATTTACTGGTTGATATTTCAGTAGGATTATTATTCCCCACTAAACCAATTAGTGCATCAGGTACAAGTAATTCAAATTTACTTGTTTCTAAATTATAAATTAGATTACCATTACCAATTAGAGCTTGTGCTCTAGGTGTAATTTCCCAGTCTTTATATGTTAATATGAGTCGTCTGTATCTTAAGTCATAACTAATTTGTGCACCAACACCATTATAAGCTTGTGGTGTATCAGCTAGAGGATATGGTTTACCAGCATTATTTTCCCAAGCATTAGCAAATGAATTATTCATTTTTTCTGTAAACCATGATTCCATACCAACTTCTGATATGGCGTTCAATTGATTGGATAACACAAATACTTTACCTTGATTAATATCAGGCCAGAAGGTTCCGGCATCAGTAGTCTTTACAGCCCATTGGCTAACACTACCAGCAAAACCATAATCAGTACTTACTACTTCTTTAGGATCAAGTCTACCAAAGGCTCCTGAGCCCACGTATAAAACATTTTCATTTGTCTGTAAGGCTTGATCATCAGTAGGTTGCATAAATAATGCTTGCTCAGTTAAGAAATATAACTGATGTGATTTAATAAATGCTGTTTCAAGTCTTCCTTTATGTTGAGGAATATCTTTAAAATCATTAGCTAAGAACACACTATAGTTATCTACTTGCTCTTGACCAAATGCAGATTGACTCCATACAAATCTATATGGATATTCGGCCTGACAATCTGAACAATAATCAAATGTAAAACTTAATGGAAATATTGGAAGCAATTCGTTTTCTTTTGAAAAATCTGAATTATATTCAAACGTATTATCTACTTCCCAAGCTTTAGCAATTTGTTCTGTATAGTAATCATCTGTGTCAAATGGTAATTTTTTACAAATGGCTTTTGGTAAATACCCATCATCTACATTAGTTGGATCACCACTAGAATCATTTACAACTGTTATTGCTCCTAATGTATGCCGTAGATCAGCATTAATTCTAGATTCAGTATAGCACTTAGTATGAGATCCGGCATTTACTCTTACCATAATATCTGAACGACTAGCACAAGATCCACTCAAACCACTAAAATCAAAATCTGCAGGGTTTTCACCTTGAAATCTTCTAAAATTTAATTCACTAATAAATGTATCTCCACCAAATATTCTTCTAAAATGATATAAAGGATCAGTAGCTAAATGCATAGTACTACAAGAGTAGTATATTAAACCATCAATGTTCCCATATTGATTTGGTAGAAATTGTTTAGCCGCAGTATAATAACCAAATGTCTCATTGGTTCCATAATTATCTGATGAAGATATTATAGGACTTTGTGGCCTATAGGCATCTTCAAATTGAACAAGATATTTGGTTTCTCTTCCTACATTATAAAAATTTTCTCCAAAGAAATCTGAAATAATGGAATTTAATGGAAGATAACCACTAGTATTAAATGATCTATTGGTATGTCCGTATGATGGAGTTAATGGATTTTTATTAAATGTAGTATCCTGAAATGCTACTCTAGCACCAACATCACAACTACCTAAATAAACAACGCCTCTGTCTCCCGAAATTTCATTTTCCATTTTAAAATGAGATGCTTTAGACAAATCATCTGAATTAAATGTTGATTCATTACTCCAGAATTCAGTATGGGTTCTTTCAGAATCAGAAATACCAAATGTAGTTGCTATTTTTCTAGTCCACCAGTAAGTAGGTCTTGGAAATCTTAAATTTGATGATGGATCAACATAAGTAGTATTCCACATTACTCCTTTGGAGATAATGCTTTGATTTTCTGGTGTAACTTTAGCTCGTACAATATAATAACCTTGGATTTGATCTGCATATTCTACTGGGGGTACTACATTATCAAATTCCATACCTAAACTTCTAGTTAGTAAATTATTATTATCATTAGTATCTTGATAGTGTAACGGCTCAAGAGTAGCATCAGGCATTTTATGGTAGCGAATTGGTGTACCAGACAATTGCTCGTATACGCGGGTTCCATCACACGAAGTGATTTCAGGATATGTGTAATCCTTGGATTCGTAAAAGGCCAGCTCTCCTGAGCCATTAGTACCAGATGCGGGGGTATCATCTGGTAATGCGGTATTATAAACCATCCATCTTTCAATTTCAGTATCGGAATAACCTTGGTCTTGAAGATATTTAATGTCTTCTGCAGACCATCCTGTGAAAGATGATGCATCACTATATGTTGTACTATCCCATTCACCTGTTATATGGGCACCAGCATTTGTATTTAATAATCCTGTATATCCCATTACGACTCCTTGTGAAGTTGTATCTTTAGCTCTACCAGGAATATGATAAGGTGTTGTTTTAGAACCATCATTAAATACCCAAACTACAGCAAAAGCATATACTTCATCTCGCATATAACCTCTAGTTCTAGAGTAATAATATGGTGTTTTAATACCAAATTCTTTATGATCATGATCTACATCAGATATCCAATATCTACTTTTAATATTTAATGCACTACGAGTAAAAGCCGTGTGATCAATATCTCTTTCCTTTACACCATATTTAATTAATTTATTGTGATGTTGTATTAATCCTTTACTCACTGCCCACTTTGCAGTAGATACATTGATATCAACTACATCAAGTTGTTCTTCTGCAGTACCAGTAAGTAAAAATGTCAGACTAAATGTAGAATTCTTACTTTCAATATAAGCAGTTTCAACATTTTCACTAGTATGAATATAAGCTACTTCAAAATAAGGATATGATGTATCTATATTAGTAATATTATATTCAAGTGCTTTACTAGTAGTTGTACCTGCTAGGCATCCATCAATACATGTATAAGGACCATTATAATCCTCATCAATAATTGGTACAGGTAATGTAGGAGCAAACCAATCTGTTCTATTATCATCTAAATCAATGTATCTAACAACAACTTGATAAGCACCTGCTTCTAATTGTCCACCTGAATCTAGCATTTTATTGAATGTAATTACAGGAACTTTAATATCTTTAACTTGTTTAAATGCATTACAATTCCAAGCATCATATATATTTGCTTGTTGAATATAAAATCCATCTTTAAAACTTTTGGGTAATGGTGTACCATTAGCAGCAAACCAAGCAGTTGCTAATGCATCATTATCAATGTATGTTCTAAGTTCAGCAATATTAACTTGTTTATCTAAATTGAAATTATCTACCCAATATAAAGCTGGTTCACAACCATCTACTTCTTTATATTGAGCATCGATAGCATGATAATCTTTAAAATTTAAACAAGAACTTCTAACAATTTCATTATAATTGCAATTATTATCAATAGTGGCAATTATACTTACTGTATTATCAGTTAAAAATAAATAGGTCAGGTCTGAATTAGATTCAGCATGGCCAATGATATCAAATCCTTCTGGTAAATCACCACAAGTTTTATTACCTTCTTCATTTATAATAGAAGATTTATTTCCATCACGAGATACATTAACAGCATTCAATGCGAAAGGCCAAGATGAATTTGGCCTAAACTTGTCTCCTGCATCTCTATTCATTCCTTGACTGAAATTATTCATTAGTTATGAAATTTTGTCACTTCTCTTCTACCTAAATTTCCATATCCTGAGTGGTAGCTATCTGTGTTTGGCCCAATACGTAACATTTGATCTTGGAAGTTCTGTAAACCATCTAAAGAGAATAACATAAGATCTCCAGATACTTTAGCAGCAAATATATCCCATTGTTGTTGGTAATACATCATTCTTTTATCTGCGCCTTCTTCTTTCATATTATATCTAAGCTCCCAATATTTGAATAGAATATAATTTTCAACAGCCCTTCTATAATCTCTCTCATCAGGAACAAGGAATTGACCTTGGGAATTTTTAGGATGAGACAAACAAGCGATTGCTATAAACCCATCTTCAAAGGATGTAGTAATGCAACCGCCTGGATCTATTGTATATTCATGTTCAGATGTAGCATATAAATTTGGGCTAACTGCACAATGCACTTGTCTAGTCCAGATGCTGGTACTAGCTCTAAGCGGACTCCAGCTACTTCTTACTATAGGAGATAAGAAGTATTGATCTGCAGTTGTGGTTGGTGTTTCATTATTACCATCTTGGTCTTGTCTAAGGATGTCCAAGATTACTTCTTCTTCATCATTATCAAGACTAAGCTTGTATAGTAATTGTTCAATATACTTTAAACCAACTGGCACCATAGCTCTATGGTTGACAACTTGTAGGAATTCGACATTTTCTTGGAAGGTATATCTAACTTCAATAGCTTCCATTGCATCATAGGCCCATTCTAAGATGGTATCAAATTCAATGTTACTGCTGGGTAGCGTAGTATATACTGGTCGTAGTGTAGCCTCTAATGGAACGTATTGTACGGTTTTTGTCATAACTCAGTTAGGTGGTATAAACCATTTTCTCTAATGTATTTTGTTAGTGAGAAATCATCATATCTAACACGATGTCTTGTAAATCTAAAACTAAAAAAATACTTATTTTTAAAACGATAAGACTTTTTATGCCAGTGTAATCTAGCAGCATATCCATCAGTTTCTACATTATCATGGTAAATAGTTTTACCATATTTTTTGGTTGCATTGAAGTCTACAGCTCGCTTCTTAGTAGGCTTGAACTTTACAACTTGCAGTTGGCCCATTCCTTTGGGTAAAGTAATAGCATCTCCTGTGTGTAATAATTCTTCAAAAAGAATATTATTAAACTTATCGTTAATAGTAAGGTACTCTTCTTTAGAAAGCTTACCTTGATAGGTCTTATATGTTTTGGCTGTAGTTAGTGTTTCAGACTTCATTGCTTATTGAAGATTTACCGTCATTAGTAATGTCATCTGGAATTTGTTTGGAGTATCCTAATTTTTCTAATACGAATTTATAAACTCTATCGTTCAAGGTAGGATCTAATGGAAAATGGTCTGTGTCTGGGTCAAAACAATTTCCTCCACCTTCAACACCTTCTGTATTACATACTCTAATATCACTTAATTCAGATGGATCATGAAAAATTCCTTTAAACTGTACAACAAGCCAGTCTCTATTAAATAAGAAGAAGCTGTTATTATTCATTTCATAAGAAACCCTATTAGGATTTACTTTAGAATATTCCTGCAGACTTCTTTGCTCCATGTTACTTGGTGATAGACTTATTGTAAAATCTACATTATATGTTGATAGCATAGCTTTATCTCTACCAGTAATTACTAGAGGCATTTTATATCTACTCTTCCAAACATTTTCTAATCCTGCGCATGCAATTTCTATAGGTAAGCAATCTATACAATCTGAATTCTTAGTAGAATCAAGCGGCATGCAAAATCTCTGATAGTTATCTTGAGAAATATACTTATACTTTGTAATTTCTTGACTAAGGATAGTTGCTCTACTATCAACTAATAGCTTATATAAAAATTCATCAGAATAAATTGAATCATCTGATGTTTCTTTAACTAATGCTCTAATTGCATCGGTGTGACTAGATATGGATTTCAAGCTGCTCATAATACCTTTTTAGTTTTTTACTCCAGTTGTAAACCTTATATAGGATGTAATTCTCTCCAATATATTTAGCTTTTCTGGTAGGATCTTCTTTTTGTGTTAACCAAGCAACCCACATGTCTTCTACTTCAAAGACAGTCATGTCTTCTATTAACATTTTATAATGATTCAGTTGAATCTTATAACGATTAATAGGAGCATCTAATAATCCTTCAAAAGGATATAATAATTTCTTACGTTTAAAGTTTTTAAACAAATCCTTATTGGTTTTCCAATCTACAATAACTAGTTTATTAGTTTTTGTATTCAATAGAATTAAGTCGGCTGTTCCTGCAAATCTATCATTGTGCATTCTAAGCTCAACATAAACTACTTCATAATGATCGGGTAAGTTATTAAAGAATTCAAGGATACCCCTTTGTTCGAGGTAGGCGGGTTCTGGAAATTTAGGATAGTACTCAGCATAATCGTGAACTTCATTTCCTTTATCCAATGCAATAGTGCTTTTATCTTTCCATTCTTGGAGTACTTGTTCTTTTGTCTTTTGTTCATTTGGATTATTTTTATTCCATTTCTTTGTATAATAGAATGCTACTTTATCTGAATCAAAAGCATCATAAAATCTTGTAAGTTTTTTTGATACACTGGGTAATGTTCTGTCACCTATAGTGTATGTATGAAACTCCTCTTCAAATACTAACTGGCTAAATGTTTCTTCCAATATTTCCCTTGTTGTTTCTACCGTGTGTTTCATTATCTAAATATATTATCTTTCTCATCTTTCATCTTAGAACCAATTGAGCTACCAAAGAAGAATGCAAGAATGGTTGTGAATCCAGACATCAGTGTGCCTACAATCATCCAGCTTACATCACCCACAATAATAAATCCTCCAAATAGAATTAGTCCCATGAATACCATAGCTATCAAAAGTACACCTGCTGCTAAGTAATATGGAAATCTTCTAACAAATGAGTCTATGGATTTTAAAGACTCTGTGTTCATTGTTCTAGCAGAATCCCTATCTTTAACTTCTGCTTCAAACATGTCTAGTTCTAGTTGCTTAGCATAAGCTAATGCCGCTGCTTTATCTTCTTCAGAGGGTCCATCTAATCCTCTAATCATATCAGCAATAGAATCTGCACCCGGAATGAAGTTTCCTGCAATATCAAAAATGCCTGCCCCTATATCAGGAAAGACATCCTTAAACTTCTGCCAGCCTTCTCTATCCTTTAATGGTGGTTTCTTAGCTTTACCAGACTTCTTATAGCCATATGGAGCATCTTCAGTAGGCTCTGTTATAACAGGTTCTACTACGACAGTATCTATTCTGTTTTTTCTTTTTAATCTTGCCATAACTCAGGGTATAGTTTTTTCTGTTCAACATACTTATCTTCAGTTGAATCAATTGCAATAGAAAACCATGTACCATTTAAACGAATATTTTCAACCCATTCAATATAAATAATTTTTTTTCTTTTGGTAATGTATCTATTTGTAAATCCGTCTACAGGAGAAATTGTTTTCCCATATAATTTATTTTGTGCATTAATAGTAGCTTGTACGTCATCAGGATGAATAAAATCTATAGCTTTATTTTCAGTTAGTTCTTTGAATCCAAAACCAAGTTTTTCTTTTAATGTTGGATTAATCCATATAAACCTTCCGCCATTTGCATCTGAAATAACCAAGTATACTTTGGTAGCTTGAATGAATGCCTGAGATGCCTTATAAGATAATTCTAATAGTCCTTTTTTTTCTATAAGATCACTTATTTGTTCTGCTATTTCTTTTTGATAGGTCATTATTTTATAAGGCTTTTAATTTCTGTTACTAGAGTATATATTCGTTTATCATGATCTGCTATATCTTCTCTTAATGGTTTGTTCATTGTACTAATATTCATTGTAATTTTATGAACAATTTCGTTGGATTCTTTTAATCCTAATAATACATGCTCTAATGCTTCTTTATATAGTTGATCTTTTGCTGCCATTTGTTTTGTATGTTCTCTATTTAAAATAGCAATCGAATCTTCTTTTTTATTAATTTTTTGCCATAATTCTCTAATAGCAATTACTAAGAGAATAATTATTAATCCAAATATGCCTTCTGGTAGATAGGTTAATATTTCTGTCGCTGTTAATAAAATTGATGTCATTGTTATAGTAATGCATAGTTTTCTATAAAATAATTCAATCCTGTATTTTCAACAAGACAGTCATAAATTAATTCTGATTTTGATTCCAAACCATACATTTCGTAATAAATATATTGTGTGGCAAAATCAACTATTTGTTTTTTATATTCGGTTGGGTATTGTAACCGTAGTTGTTTTAGTGTATAGTTTTCAAGTGTTAACATCCTAAGCAATCTTGATTTGAATCAACTTTGTATGTCAAGTAATCAAAAATATCAATTGCTTTTTCACACAGTTGGCATTCTACTGCAATCTCTAATGCATGGTGCATCATTGGATACTTAATAGGTAATGAAGAATCATCATCACAAGTATCACAATTGGTTGCTGTAGTTAAAGATCTTGTATTAATGTTTTGTACAATATCTTGTTGCATGTCGCAATCAATATTAATACATATACATACGGTTTCAGTTTTTAATGTAACATCAGTATACGTATATTCGAATTCAAAGAACCAAATACCATCTGCGAAAGCTGATGTAGTTACTATTAAGTCATCGCCACTAATTGTTAATGTGCCATAAGCACCTGCTATAGTATCATCAATAACATCGTATGTTGTAATTGTTGTTAATGCAAGATGACTATATACATTTAGTTCTGCTGATACAGCAGAAAAACCAGTAAGCTTAAATGCCCCACTGGTAAATGTATCTGTTAATGTAACTGTATCACAATTACTCGCTTTGCTTATCGTCGTGCTGAATATCGCCATCTTCTGGAGTTTTAGGTTTTAAGACAAATTCATCCTCTTCTTTAGTTAGAACATATTCTCCATCATCATCAGCCAACTGACTAACAATGCCATTGATAAATGCTTCTAGCTGACTAGAGAATCTTTTTTCAAGGTCATTTAAATTTTCTTGATAGTTCTTTTGAACCTTGTCTTGTAATTCTTTTACCAATCCATCTTTATTATCAATTAAAGATTGAATTTTTTCTTGGCTTCTTTTTGAAAGTGTAATGTTTTCCATAACTATTATAACAATATTTTTAACATTAAAGTTCAATTCTTCCTACAGTTCTTGCCCTTAAAGTGTTATCTGAACCAACAGAATTAATTGAAATCATTGGGTAGTTTGTTACCTCTGCGCTGATACCATCATATGCATAAGTGCCTGATACCCATTCGTCTGCGATTGAATTCGCAGAGAAGCCTGCTGCACCGTCACCTTGAACATAAGTATTTGTTCCAGACATGTTAATTGTAATGTCTTCATCTGTTACATTAACGTAGTATAACCATTGATTATTACTACTATCTTCAAATAGTTCAATAGCAACATCTTCATCCATGACTAAACTTGTGTTATCGCCTAGATGTTTTGTGGTTCCAATAAATGTACCGCCTTCTACAGACTTGAATAATTTGAATACTTGAAGTTCTACACTTGGTTGAAAGTCAGTAGCTGTATAAATAGCAGCAGTCTTCCAGAAATTAGTTGCTTGTGCTGGAAACATAACTGATAAAGCATAGGCTCTATCGTTTGCTACACGTTGTTCTGGTGGTTTAGAAAGAAACTTTTGATATGTTGCTAGTGTTATCTTACCATCAATAACTTCATTAATTCTATTGAAGGCCAATAAGTACTTCATTACATTGGCTGCAGCAAGCATGGTGTCTACTGTACCTGTGCCACCATTTGAAAAAGCCCATTCAGTAACTGTATGGTCTAATCCTGGATAAGCTTCTTCATATGGAGTAATGTAATTCCTTAAAATGTATTCTACATAATTTCCTTTAAGTCCATGATAAGGATAATCTCCAATTAGTTGGCCTGACACATCTACTTTACTAACAAAAGCTAATGCGTTTTCAACCATTGTTTGACTTGGATCTCTTACTCCCGGAGGAGTGCCCTGAGTACTAGTAGAGAGAAAGTCTCCTACTTGATTATAGATATGATGAATCCATCCATCAATTACAGTAGCTCCAGTGGTAAGGTCCGCTACTAGTTTTTCTACAAAATCTTTTTGTCTAATAATAGTTTTAGACCATGATGTTTGAGGGACATTAAATTTCTGATATAAAAGAAATTGTGGCGGTGGTGCCGTCATTAGTATCTTTAAATTAGCGTAAGTTCCTTTTTGGGTTTCCAAATAAGTAGTTCTATCTCTATAGAAATCTCTATTTTGTTGGATATAATCTTGTGTTGCAACATCCCATCCATGCCCGCCTTCAGAAGTTTCATCTGCAGTAGGAAAAGTAAGCTCATACCCTGTAGCATTCAATTCGTTTCCTATTTCTACATAATCATATATGCCAATTGCTAAAGCAGCATCTATTTCAGTTGTGTCATAGCTACTACCATTCCAATCAGTATGATAATTAATTACATAAGAGTGGCTTCCAGAATCATTAATACTAGCAATACCAGCTTCAAATTTTAAAAAGAAATTGTGTGGTTGTAATTCATCATCAATAGATTTATCTACTTTATCCTTTTCAATAGAATTGTCATATATAACATTGCCTACAACATTACTTTCAAATGGCATAATATTATTATCAACAAAATATCTACTACCTCCGCCATTATATGAAGCATTTCTAGAAGTAGCCCAGCTATCTGTTCCACCAGGAGTTCTAAATGTAGGACTTGGTAAATCAGTTAATATAGCTTGTGCATCAGATGAATCAGGAAAATAGTTGCCCAATGTTCCTATTGAAGTACTTTCTAAAGATGCTTGTAAAGAGAATCCAAATATATTCTGGATATCTTCAGAGTAACCATTTTCAATTAAGGAAATGTTCTTGGTTTTATCAACTACTACATTGTTGAATGTGAATACTACGCTCATGTGAATAATGGTGTTGAAACTGTATTTATGATTATGCTATCAACATATAAGTCTGCAGCAAAAACATTCGTTGCGTTATTAGTACCTACTGGGGGTTGCACATCTCCCAAGAGATAATTAACATTAAATCCGTCTCTATAGTTGTTTGCATTATATGTAACAGCATTACTATTAATAGTAGCTTCTGCTCCATCGAACGAACCATATGCGTCTATTTGTATATCTACTGCGGAAGAAGTATATGTTAAATTAGAACCAATTGCTTTAATTGCTGTAGAAGAAATATCATACATCTCATGTACTTGTCTATAAGTAAGAGCATGATTAGTATCATACCATGTAGCAGCACCATCTGCTTTATTAGCAATTATACCTAATACATCAGATGATCTAGAAGTTACTCGAACAACATAGTATTTATCTGCAGCGAGAGTAGTACCATCACCAGTATATAATAAATTATTATCTAAGTCAAATAGGCCAGCATTAAATTGATTAGTGCTTTGGTATTTAATTTGACCGTCATCACTTGTTTGTGAATGTGGTGCTGGACCTTTACCAGAAGTTAAACCATCAGTATTACCTAAACCATCTTGGCCCAAATCTACAACAATATCACTTCTATCAAATGTAGCATTTAAGTTCGGATCTTTATTATCAATGTTCCAATCGGTTAAATAAAATGGTCCTTCGTGAGCATGAGTAATTCTAATATAATTTATATATCCATCAACATATACATTCTTAATGCTATGCATGCGTTTGAATAATTTCATACCACCAGTTTTATCTGTACTCCATACATTAAATGCTGCAGTACGAACATTAGTCATATCAGTTAAAACTGTAGCACCAGATACTAGACCTCTATTTAAAAAGTATCCTTCATAATGAGCAGTATCATCACTCAAATTTCCAAAGTTTGGATGTAGTGCAGGATTTCTAGTATCCGCAATAATAGATTCATCTTCTTTAAGAAGATCTCTTTTAAGTATTACACCGTCTTCCCAAAAACCACCCATTGCCATTCCTGCAGTTCCAATATGGAATCCTGCAAAATCACTTAATCTAAATGCTGGTGATTCACTCCAAACAAACCCAGTACAAGAATAAGCTTTAAAATCATTCACTAGATATTCAAAGCTGCCTCTTCCAGTAGTAGGTCTATCAGGATCAAATTGATCCATCCACAATGCAAAACCAGAAGTTCTATATGAAAATCCAATTGCAACACTGGTATAATTTATACCTTGTATAAGATCATTTGTGGTTCCAAATTTATGACCGCCTTCAGCAATAATACTAGATGCTTGATTTCTTTCAAAAATCATAGTATCATATTCAACAGAAGGATCTAATTCTAAGAATGTACCATCATCTCTGGAACCTACAAAATCAAAATAGAAACCAATACCAGCAATACCACCAGAGACAATATTATCTCTCATAGTAATACTGGGTGTAGTAATCCAAAAAGCACCGGGGTGCATTTCATTTTGCCATGACCCACCGGCAACTCTATTTTCTCTTAGAGAGCCACCATTAGATTTAAATGCGAAGTCTGTATCATTTGTGCCGGGATCACTACCATTGTACATCCTTCTAAAGTATTGTACTAAGTTTCTATTGACTACACAATCTTGTGCTCTACCATCTTCACCAAGACTGAATTGATGATTCCATCCTCTATAAGCAACATTGTCTTCTAATAGAACACCATTTGAATCATGAATTACAAATGACTTATGTCTACTTCGATATGTAACAACATTTTTACAATAGTCTCCAATAGAATTATCTCCATTGTGATGCCAATGAACACTATATTTTCCAGGTAAACCTGATCCAGAAGGCGAATCAAATCTATCATATGGCCCACCAGTATCTCCAAATGGCTGATAAGGAAATGTAGATGGCTCACTCATACCTAGTCTGCTTAGTTGTGTTCCTATTAATACTAATGAATTAGCATCAGTCATTTTCATAATATGAGCACCATATGCATCAGCAGCATCTGTATATACTTCAATGGGTCTGCTTAAGTTAGATACAACTGTACGGACATCCATAGTTTTTGTCTTACCATTTGTGGTAATATCATACGTAGAACTGTTTGAGCCATAATGGGAATAATATAAAGCTGAGTTTAATGTAAGAGTATATACACCAGCAGTAATACTAATTCCGATAATAGTTCTTTCTTCAGTTTCCCATGCATACATTGTAGATTGCGAGATACCAAGAGTATCTCCTACCTTCCATCCAATTACGCCGCCGACTACAATTGTATCATCTGTTATATTAACTGTACTAAGTAATCTAGTAAATGGTGTTTTGAGATTAGCATCTGGTCCTTTTAATAAAAGATTACCACCAGTCATAACCATAATTCTACCTTCTGTAGGATCATTGCCAGATGTTGGTACAGCTCTATCTCCAGCCAATTTAATTTTAACTGAATCATTTACGCCAATTCCTGTGGCGGATAATGTTCCTGTTATATTAATAAATGGTGTATCTAGATCAGTGCCATCTTCAAGGATTAATGTTGTACCAGTCGGAATTGAAATTCCATCTGGATAAGATGTAGTTGAGTTAATTGTTTCTACTCCCGATACTATGTGTAGTGCCATTATACTCTTCTTAGTTCAATGTAAAATGCTAAGCCAGTAGGTGTTGTCCCATTGACTGTTGTTACATCTATTTGAATTATGTCCCCTGCTATCATTGTCTCAGGAGTACCTAATACTATACTTGCTGCTAATTTGCCTGCTCCAGCAGAAGTAGCTGTACTTAATGAAGAAGAACCTGTAGTGGTTCCGCCATTTACTAATAGAGTAGTAGTTATATCTTCTGCTGCACCTGACGCAATAGTTGAAATACCATACCCATAAATCTTATAAGCAGCAAGAGTGCTAGGTATAACTATTACTCCTGTGAGTTTTGTACCAGTAGTAACATTGCTGGCCCAAGGTACAGCTGTACCTTGCATGAAATATATTCCCCATAAGTTGCCACTTGATTGAGTAGTTGTAGGAAATCCTATTGTGTCTCCGGGTGATAGTTGTGCTTGTAATATTAATGATCCACCACTTAATGCATTAATATCAATAGGAGTAATTTGTTGTGACACCCATGTATCAACACCATCATATATTAAAGCATCTCCACTACTAGGTGATCCTGCAGTAACATTGTCAAGTACATCAATTTCAGGAGCAGTATTTAAAATATTACCTGAACTGTCTGCGGTTAATATGCTTACTACTGTACCTGCTACACTACCTATAGAGGTGTATGTATGAAATTGAATATTACCATCTTCATCAACAGATAGTAAATCGGTTGATGATTTTTTAAATCTTATATAACTAACGCTGGCCGCCTCTTCTTCAGTAATGGTTAAGTTATCTGCAGCAGCTACATTAAATGTAATGGCATTAGTAAAAATAACACCATCATCTAAAACAATATCATTGTTTAATCCGCTAAAAGTTAATGTTAAATTAGCAGTTGGAGATATCGCCAGATCTCTTGTATATACAATTCTGTTTGTAGTAAGTACATCATCAGAACCATATACTGTACTTCCGCCCACAACCCCACTAGCCGGAGTTTCAATAACCATACCATTACCATCTATTGCTAAATTATATGCTATACCCGCTCCTGTTCTAGCACCAATACCATACCCGCCAAGAATTAATTCATAATTGGTAGTTAGACTAAGCATTTGAGCAGAATTATTTTCAATAATAAATTCATTACTTGGTCCTTCGTATATAAGCCAAGGAAGTGTATCTCCGCCTTGGTCAGCTAGAGCAATTCTATCTGCAGTAATAATACCAGCATTACTGATATTTAATGTATTCATATTTAGATTGCCGTTTGCAGTATGACTTGTAGCATCGCCAATATAAGATGAACCAGCAATAGTAGACCATGCTAATACACCACCTGTTCTAATAAGAGATTGCCCATCAGCAGTAGGCGCAGAAACAAATATTAATGCACCACCAGAATCCGTAGCCATTATCTGATTGGCTGCAGGAGATAATGTTGATTGAATGTCTAATCTAATTCTTGACATATTTATTTATTTAAAGTAATGTACTATTACATCTTCTCCACCAGAAAATGCTGGTATAAAAGTTACAGTTGTTGATCCTGTTGTGTGGGTATAGTCTGTTCCAGGATATAGAATTTGACCATTTCTAGCCACTAAGATTAAATTCACTGTAGCTGCAGAAAGAGTAACTATTGTACCAGAAGTTAATCCAGTACTTGAATCCACTGCATATTGTGATGGGGTTACTGGAACCCAGTTTGCACCATCATATCCTAATAAGTCTCCATCTGCTAAACCAGTAGTATCAGCATCGGTAAGATCTGATAGTTCTACTGCACCTGAGCCCGAACTTGCTTGCCATCCGGTTTCGCCAGAAGTAGCATCAAGTAATGTTAATACATAATTAACAGAAGCTCCTACAATATTATTTGGCAGGTAGTATGCTTGATTAATTCCAATATGACCATCTTCAAAGATTTGAAATTGGTGTGGTAATGTTCCAGAATTATAATTAAAGTCTAGTCTTGATTGAACAGATAGATCATCTGAATAAGGAGTCTGGACTGTATTGTTACCACCTTCACCAATATTCCACATAAAAGCATCTGATGGATTTGACCGATCTGTAAATCTAATAGCTGATACATCTGTTACAATTGTATCACCCATAGAAATTACACCAGAAGAAGAATCAAGAGTTAAGTCATTAATAGAAAGAAGACTAATTGTTCCAAAATTATTAAATGTTAATAGACTTGTTGTAGTTGTACCTGATAATATCCTATTGGTTAAAGTAGGTACTGTTAGGTTATTTAGTCCAATATTAGTATCAGTAATGGTAGATGGAGTAAGTGGTACCCAATCACCAGAACCATTCAATTGTAATATGTCACCACTAGCAGCACCTGTGATATCTACATCAGTTAAATCATCTATAGATGCGTTTAAACTAAATGTTACTGTGTCTGACGCACTAACAACTGAATCAATACCAAGACCACCAGCAAGAGTAAGGGTATCACCAGATTCTACTAGTTCGCTTGTACCTGAATCTGCAGCTAATGTGATGCCCGCAAAGGTTCCACTAATAGTAGCAGGAGACCATACTCCAAAATCAGCATCATAAACTAGTGCCTGACCTGCTGAAGGAGAGCCTGTAACGTCACCTAACGCGGTTAATGAACAAGAAGCTAGTTCAGAACACTGGAATGTATAAGCGCCTGGTGTAACACTTGTCCATGTTACTGAATCTCCACTGTAAATCAAGTAATCACCAGGACTAGCTGTTGAAATATCTATACCGTAACGTACAATTTCAGTTGTGGCATCTGTGAAATCATTGGATACAGCTAACCCACCAGCAGTAGTAGCTTCAAATTTCAATACTGATGGTGTATATACTGCATCAGTAACAACCATAAAGGCTGATTCTACTCCTACTTCTACTGTAAATCCAGGTTGTGATGGCACAAAGCTTTCTGTAGCGGAATCATATGATAGTACAATACCATCAAATAACTCTGTTTCAATAAGTACATCGCCAAGATTACCAATACTACACGCATTTAAATCTGAGCAATCAAAATCTAAGCTCATACTTTGTGGCACCCAAGATGAACCATTCCATAATAATGCATTTCCTATAGCAGGAGTTGTAGAAGATACATTTAATAAATCACCAATGTTTGCATTTAGTGTTATTGTCAATGTGTTAATTGCAGAAACTGTAGCTAATATCCCAGTTCCATTAGTAACGATAACTGATTCATCTTGTTCAACTACTTGTGATGTAATACCATCAGTAAGTATCCATGATGAAGTTATATCTGGGCAGTCTGTGCAATCTCCACTTATGTTGTTTCCGAATAAACTCATTATTTTATTATTTAAACGTAATCTATAATTAAGTATCCTCTATTAATACTACCTGTACCATCAAAAGTAGCCGCGTCAAAATCTCCAGAAGGTCTTCTAGTTACAGTTATTAATGTGGGACCAATAGTAGTAATAGTCCATTGAACATCACCTGCAGCACCAATATATCCAGAGGCGTAGTATGTATCTAAAGCATTATTTACAAGAACTCCTTCTGCGTTACGTATATTTGATTGTGTAATACCATGAGCAATAGTTTTAGTTTGACTACCACCACCCGCAGCATGCATATTCCAAGTACCAATGTTTAAAACCTTACGTTTTAGTCCATCTGCATTTGTATTAATCAAATCAATAGCAATACCATTTGTATTAATATTTGTAGTATTTGTATTAATATTTGTAGTATTTGTAGTACTTGCTGATAAATCTAATTCATAATACTTTCTATCTAATCCTCTAGTATCTTTTACTGATGTAGGCTTACTTTGTTTAAGCAATGACTCATCAATATATATTTTTCCAGTGGAAATTATTTTTTTAGCCATTATGAACAAGAAATTGAATCAGCATAATCAGTAATGATTTGCTTTAAGCTATACGCTCTATTGGGTCTTTCTGGGCTAAGTCTACTGCCCTGGTTGTTACTTTTATCATAAGCAACTCTTGCAAGTTGACTATTATAATCAGTTCTAGGAATTACTGGAGCTTCACTCCAAGGATAATTCGCAGAGTTTTTATATTCAATACCTACATTATTAGGTATATATAATTCTTTGGATCTTTTTTCCGAGTAATAGAGTCTCGTATTAGGAGTACCACATGAACATGTATATTCAAGAATGGTATCTATTACACCATAAAGATCAATATCTTTTTTCTTACCTTCAAGAGTCTTGGATGTTTGTCCTGCTCTGGTAACGAATAGGTTTTCTGGTAAAAGTAGGTCATTGTATAGTACAGTATCACTTGCTCCAAGTGATGCACATGTATATCCTCCTCTTACTAGAGTTGATACAACAAAGTCATATAGAGAGATTCCATTAGTAGGAAGCTGTCTATATTTATTTTTATAACTTTGCTTATCAATAAAGATAGAATATGGTAAGAATCTTTTTAATTTTACATTAATTGATTCGGCACCTCTTCCATCATTTGTCAATTTTGTTTTTCTGTTGCTAATCATAGTGGGGGTTTTTAAAAAAGAAGGCCCCCCTCCCAAAATGGAGGGAAAGGAGCCAACTTAAGAAAACACGGGTAGTCAAGGGAGTTGAACCATTATGCCGAAGCATAATCATAAGTTGGAATATCAGTTTAGTCTAATACCCAACCTATTGCTGCGTTTATGTATTTATATACATATAGGCCGTCAGCACTAAGGGTGGCATCACCCGCAGTACCATATAGATCATAACCATTGGTTGTGTTAATATCAACGGTTAGGTTGTTTGTTGTGTATAGTAATTGTACACCAAATCTATCACCTGCACTTGCACCGGCTGGTACAACTGTAGTAATAACACCTGTTGCAGTATTATACGTGGCAATTTCACCAAGTACAACAGCAAAAGGAGAATCGGCGTTAACAAGTTCCTCTGGACGATATACTAGTCTTTCAGCATAAGCTTCAGCGTCTAGGATTCCATCTAATTCAGATCTGTTAGCATTACCAAATGCAACTAAGATATCTTCTATTGATTGAATAAGTGCTGTGTCACCACATGGCACCATTACTACAGTAATATGAGGATGTGTTCCTGATGTACCATCAGAGACAAGTGCTTCTGTGTCATGCTCAATAGCATATACATTGTAATCACTTGTTTCAACGATGTCATTACCATAGTTGATACTTGGTGCATATAGTTGAGGATGAGTTTTCTCATACTTACGCAATGCATCAGTAGCTTCGTAGAATAGTCTAAGCTTTCTACCTTGTCCTTGTCCTTCATCAGGTCTTGAACCTACTTTCACAGTAACTGCAGCAGTATCAAAACCTTGTCTTAGGTTAATTTCAGTTCTTTCTTTAGTCTCAGGAATGGTATCAATGTAAGCAAGTGTTTCAGCACTGTCATATGCCATTACAATAAATGCTTCTGCATCAACGCCTCCTGTACCACCTTGGTATCCGGCTACAGCGCCTGATACTGCATTAACAGCTACAGGAACAATAAGATCTGCACCAGCCAAGTCAGTGTTCGCAATCAAATCAAGGAAGGTATTTTGAATACTTTCCGTATTAGGAATGGTTACAGCATTACCTGCTGAGTCATAACCAATGTAAATACTAGTAATAGTACCATCGGAAATACTAGTAGCAGTTGGGGCTACAGCACCTGCAGCAGCAGTAATAAGCGCATCTTCAGCACCAGAGTCTGGTGTGGCAATAGCGAAAGCAACTACATTTTCAATAGCAGAAGGACTATTCCATACATAACTATGGGAGTTAATCTGATATACTAAATTTTGAACCAGTCCATCTCTAGCATCTTCAGCGGCTGTACCTAAAGCAGTATAGTCTGGTGTAGTGTATTCAGGAAAGAATGCAGGACCAGTTTTACCACTAAGGATGTCTGTGCGTCTACCATGATAGGCAATGGTTAATCCATATAACGTCTCATCTGCTGCTACAATATCACCAGCAGTTAATCCGATCATAACGGCGGAGTTGCGTGGTGCTGAACAGGTTGATCCAATAAATCGGATTGGGTTCTTACTGTCAATGACAGAAGACTTTTCAAATCCTCTTACTTGGAGGGGGTTTACATCATTTGCTGTACTTCTACCTTGTGCGATGAATAGTTTCCTTTCACCTGCAACAGTAAATCCGTCAACAGCAGTATTTCTATTAGAACCATCTGCAGCATAAATACCTACTTGCCCAGCAGTCAACATGACTGCACCTGGAGCAAAAGCACCAATTGCGGCTGCGGTATCATTTACAAATTTAGTTCCATTGGCAGGAAGGGCTGAGCCTGTTACGGCTACAATCACTTTCTCTACTCTTACTTTATCACTCATAATTTATTTTATAAATTTTCTTTTGTCTGCACATCTTTCAGTTGATATCCTTGAATGTCTTGGATATCTCGCATTGCTTCTCGTGCAGCTATAGAAACAATTTCGGGATGGTATGCAGAATCAATATCACAATCTACTGTAGCATCTGTTGATGAGTAAACGCCGTTGATTTCATTATAGCCCCCAACAAAAACTTTGTCGGGATACTTAAGGTATTCAATTCTGACGTTTTCAATATCAAATTCGTTTGCTGTCTCGAAATATATTGATCCTTTTTCTTTGTTAAGGGGTGTTGTTGGGGAGAAAGAGGATTTTCCAAATCTGGTAATAATTCTACCCCACTTATATGAGGGCTTATTATAATTGGTATAATCATCGTCATGTTCTAATAAATCAAACGATACCAGCTTTTTGCAATTGTTTTTAACAATGCTTGCTTGACCCCTAATAAAATGTAAATACTCATATTCTAAAGTAGATAGGGGAAGCTCCCAAATGCCTCTCTCAAATTCAGTTGGGACCAGTGCTGGTTGCTCTGTTGGAAATTTAATTAATAGTGTTCGTAATGCATCAATGTTGAACTGTCTTGTTTCAAATCCACCACTTGGCTTTGTCTTCTTGGGGTCATACCCTAGATTAACAAAGATCCAAATGGCTTTATTGATATAGTCATCTTTTTCTCTTCGATTAAAATCTGGTGAATTACCACTGGCAATTCTGTCCACTTCTAAATCAAATTGAGCATGCATTCCTAGTATAATCATTAGACGTTAAGTTTTGCGTCAATTTGTCTTTTGATAAGGGCTTGTTCTTCTTGAAATTTTTGTTCGGTTAAGAACTCAATTACTTCTGATTGTCTTGAAAAATTCACTGGTGGAGGTATAGCACCATTCTCTTCACGAGGGGGTTGCCATGTATATTCATTACCTTTAATCCACAATACGTTTGTATCCAATGCATCAGAAAGTAATACATGTGCTTTAAACTTACGTTTTGTCTCTGGAGACTTCCACATGTTATATACGTGAACAAACTCGTTAATTTCTTGTTGGTTAGCACTTTTGACAAATTTGTCAAGTGCACTATAAGCAGAGTCTGAAGTTAAGGAGATTTTCCTACTCTTTGGTTGATTAAGTACTTTACAGAATTCCACAATTGCGCGGTCATTCTTTTTGGAGACTTCTTCTAATTGAGAAATGGCACCATTCTTTAATCTAGACTTTTCTGCTTTTCTTTCTTCTTCTTCTTGTTCTTTAGCAATATAGAATAACGTGTCAGGATTAAGCTCTTGATAAGAATTAGCTATTACATCGCTGCTTGTGATTCCATAATACAGAACTTCATGAATAGGATTGTTATCTGTATCTAAAACAGTTACTCCATCATTAAAATTCAATAGTGCTGCTCTAGTTTGGAAGAAGTTATCAATGACATTCTCAGGCCGTCTTTCTAAAACTCTTACATCAATGGTATTACTGTAATAAGTAGGGACATGTCCATGCTTATACTCTAACATTGTCTGTAGTGTAATTTCTTCTACACCTTCTAGAATGGTTTTCCATTCAGGAGTTCTAAAATTCTTCGCGTCAATATACGGATTCTTCGTATATTCTAGTAGTCCTGTATTTAAATGACCTCCCAATTTCTTGGATGGTGCTACAGACCAACTAAATTTTGTAAATGGAGCACGAGTCATAGTTCTGTCTTCTTGGAAATCTTCTTCCAGTTTACCATTAACTAAATTCTCTGTGCGTCTTTCATATTTAACCACGGGTTTTCTGTCCGGGCTAGGATAAATTAAATACTTTGGCATAATTCAACTCTTTTAATTTTGACTTTTTTGTGTTTACTATCTTAGTAAATAATAAGGGCTAAGGAGATTTCTCTCCAAAGCCTCTATTATTATCGGGTTTAGCTATCGAATCTAAGTTGGATTGTTCCACATCTTGAGATGTCTTCAATCATTAGACCATAACTCTTTTCTGCTTGTACGGAGTAACCGCCTACACCACCAGCAAGGCCTTCTGCGCCATCATTGATAGGCATACCAGTCTTAGGATTCCACTTACCTGTCGAAACAAAGTAATGGTCAGCGTATTGCTCACATACCATTTTGATGTTACTACCTAATGCGCTTGTATCTTGAACACTTGCACCGAAGTCAAAGATGTCCATTCTCCAAGAGTCAATTGTAGTATCAGTATAAATTGGGTGCATTTGTGGGCAAAGGTCTGGATCATCATACTGAGGATTCAACATGACTGTTACGTCAAGACCATTCTTACCACGATAATGCGTGAATTGTGCACCAAAACTAAGGTGTCTTGGATCATTACCACTAAGGAAATGTGTATCCAATGTAAAGAAGCTAGATGCATCAGATGCTACCATTCTATCGAACATAAGAGCACCCATTTCACCAGTCATTAGAACAAGTTTACGCGATTGCGGGCTTGCGTCTTTACGACCTCTGTAAATGCTGCTCAACCATTCGTCTAGACGAGATAGGGTTAAGTTACCATTATGGAATAGAGTGTTTGCAAATTCAAACTGTTCTCTCCAACCTGGACCTGTACGCTTAAGATAACCATTAGGTGCTCTTTCCGTACTTGCTCTACCATAGTTAAGACCCCATTCGATATCTGAATATAATTGGTTCCACATTTCTGCTTCAGCCATAGGCATGAAGTTCATGTGAACTTTATTATTACTATCTAAATAAGGTACTCTCCAGTGTCTCCACTGTGATCCATTGGTAGAATTCTTGTCAACTCTTAGCATACGATCAGTAAACTCAACTTTCTCAGCAACATAACCTAATTGGTTACGAAGTTCGAATACAGAGTTAAACTGCATTGTACCGTAATCAGAGTTCATTTCTTCTGGAATTGCAGTAGAAACTTTTGTAAATTCACAACCTACTTCTAAAAGAGTAGCTGGAAGATAGCGAGTAGGATCAGAAGTTTGTAGCTTCATTGTATACTCATATCCAGTACCTCTCATTTTAGGCTTGCCTACTACTTCAATTGGATAGTTATTATTCTCTCCAATCAAAACATCAGGGTATTTAAACCAAGCTCTATCCAGTACAACGCGGAATTCACCGAATTGCTCACCTGGTCTAACTCCGGTTTCAATATTCTCTACTACACGAAGCTTTTGTTTTTGATGACCTTTAAGCTTCCAAGTATAAGTGTTGTTGGTCAAATATACTTTCTTACCTTTTGCTTCCGTCATAGAAAGCATTGGTTTGTCATTGTATCTGTCTGTTGCAGAAAACAACTGCGCCATGTTGGTTGCGTTGTATGACATCTCGTGAGGGACATCAGCACCGTAAGTACGAACAAGGTGAGCAGCATTAAAACTGTTTCCTCCTAAACCATCTGTAATAACAGTTGGCTTCAGACCTGGCATTGTAAAATTCATAATTTATCTAAGTTTTTTAACATATCTATCTACAGGATTACGCAATAGGCCAGTCTGAGCTTGTTCTTTTTTAACTCTAGAGCCTGAAGCTGCGCTTTCATTATTACCTTTAAATTTGTCAAATAAGCTTTTTGTTTCTTCTGTCTTTACTTTATTCTTAATCTTAGTAAAGTTGAAACCTTTTTCTTCATTATAAGTATTTAAAATATCTAGTAATTCGATGAAGTGAGAAGGATTTGACTGAACTTGCATTAAATTATAATGCCACTTTAACAGTTCTTGCCCATCTTCTAATTTCACTTGATCAAAACTTCCTACAATTTCTCTTTTCTTATTGTCCTGAAACTTAGTTTCATTGAGAGCTTTTTGAAAATTCTGGTTATATACTTTAGATGCTTCTTTCTCAGCATCCAATTTGCCTTTGGCTTCTGTAGCAAGCCTAGTCTTTTCTTTTGTTGTTTCGTTAATAAACCACTGTTGTGCTTGTTCTGCAGCTTCTTTTAATTTCCCTGAGTCAACTTCTTCATCGACTAGTTTATTAATTTTATCTGCGCCAAGACTACCAGCAGTTGTTTGATAATAGCTTCGCATTACTTCTTTCTGCACATCTTCATCGGTTAAGTCAGCAGTTTCAAAGTTATTTTGTATTTGCTGATACTGTCCAAATGATTCAATGTCTGCAAATTTACCACCTTTAATACCGTAGTCTACAATCTCCTTTAATTTAGGATCTTGAATACTAGATGTTAAACTGGTTTCTGCTTCTTGTGCGTAATGCGCTTGTGTTAATTCTACTGCCTCATTGAATTTTTCTTCAGATCCATCAAATTTGAAATCTTCAGGTACAATAAATGTACCAAAGTCTAAGGCTTCTTGAAACTTAACAACTATGGGATCATCACTATCAACGTCAGTATCAACATCAGCATCAGTGTTACTCTCCATATCTGCTTTAGCAGCTTCTAAAGCTTCTGCGGCCTTAGCTGCATCTGCTTCTTCACCTTCTATTTCGTAATTTGATTTCTCTTTTTCTTCTTTTTTAGCAGCATCATTACCTGTAAGATCTAAATCTTTATATACAGGGTCAATAGCATTTCTATTATCTTCTTTGTGTTCCTCTTCTTTTTCTTCTTCTTTTTTAGCTTCTACTGATTTTACAATACCATTGGGCTCCCTGCCTTCTGCTAGTGCTTGTAAGTCTAAGCCATCAAAATCTGGAAAATTTAATCCTTGATTGTCCATGTTCTAACTATTTTAACGTTTAATTTTATTAAAAGTTTCCGAGATATTGCTCATATGCTATTATATAGCCTAAGAACTTTTCCCCTGACTTCTTTTTAATGCTCTATCCTTGTCGTCTTTTTCTTTCTGGTATTTTAACTTATTCTGTTCTAAGTCTAACTTGCTTCCATCTAACTCTAGTTTGCTACTATCTTGCATAACCTTTTGCATTTTGACATATGCTTCGATTGCATCTGGCATACCATCTTTATCTGCATCTTGATCTTGCTGGAGTTTGTATACATCCATAGCTTTGATTTCTTTTTCGTGAGTATACTTCTGTTCTTGCATATCCCATTCGTGGCTTTGTTGATCTTCTCTATCATCAATCTGCATCTTAGCAATTTTCTCTTGTGATTGCTGTTGTGATTGACCCATTTCTTTCTCTCTTTCTTGTAAATCAGCTTCGATTTCTTTAATGTAGAGTTTAAATTCTGCTACATTCTCCATACCAACCAATTCCATAAACTGAGAAAGACTAACTTTATCATTTTGAATCAGAGCTTGAGCATGACCCTTAGCCATTTCAACAATCTGATGTGCTTTCTGAGAGTTTGCGATCTTTACATCAAACTCATCATAATTGCTTAATTCCTTATTTTCAATAATAGCAATCTCTTCGTCAGATAGAATGGCTCTATTGATAATACCTTTCTTATCTACATTCTGTACAGAGATTCTTAATACAGCATTTAATATATCTTCCCACAATAGTTCATGCTGATAGAACATTGCTTCAGAAATAGTAGCTGATTGCACCAAGTCTTGTCTATTATCACTAACATTAGTACTACTAGCAGTCTTACCTTCTCTAGGCTTAGGTACACCTGCAGCATCACCAATCTTTTCTTCCACAAATCTTAGGATATCAGCATAGTAATTAATCTGTTGTGTATTAGACAAATTAATCTGTTCTGCTGCTTTGTGGTTATGTGCTAGTCTAGCACCTTGTTCAGAAGCTAATGGATTGTATGGGATGATTGCATTGTCAACTAAGTGTTGCATAGTCTTTTCAATACCAATCTTCTTGTCAACCATTAATACATTTAGTAGGGTTACTACTGAACGGTCTTGTGAGATAAGCTTAATAAATTTGCTCACAATGAAGTAATACAGCTTTTGCCAAGGCTTCATTCTATCCCACACACATACAATAGGTCCATTCTTAGCATCAGCCAACATACCATAGATAGGTAGTTCTCCACCAGTTGGATTATGTAAGGTTGGTTGATTGTAGTATAATGGCTCGATATTTACATAGTCATTGTCTTCAATACGAGTACCTTGCCAATTCTGACGAATCCATATCTCTTCTGCGCTGAACGCACCTTCGCCCCATTCATATCTTTTCTTCTTACCACCTCTAATATCAGTATATTTAACTACCATTGCATCCTCTGGAATCTGGAAGTTTTCATCTAACATCTCTTCGGTTTCTTCGCCATACTCATCTGTAGCAGTAAGTATATAGGCTCTACGTTGAGATACCCAAAATGCTGTATATACAGTCAAGTAATCATCAAAGGAAGTAGATTGTCCATAGGAGCCATCGTGTGGAATGTCTGATTCCCCTTCCCAATAATCACGAGTATTACTTCTGTGTTCCCAATGACTTTCAGAATAACCAGTCTTAGACATCATTGGTGTATTCAATCCTGCTACGTTGTTTAAACGTTCATATTTGTTCTTGTCTTTTTCAGCCATAAGATCTCCCCATCTATCCAATACTTCTGATATGGTCATTTCTCTTTTATATGACGCATAATATCCGTTTTGAATGAATGGTTGTTCTGGTCCTTTATGATAAGATACACCAAGTGAATTTAATGGAGTAACAACAGCTTCACCATTAAGTTCTTCTACCATTACTGCTTCTACACCAGATAGCAAATAATGTTCCCATGCTTGATTCTTCTTATATTTAACTTTACTATACTGTTCGTATTGCTTTAATATCTTGTGTGCTAACTTTTCTTTAACCAGTTTGTAGTTAGAGAATTTAGCTTTAATTTGTGCTGGAGTAAGAACACTATCACGCAGTTCCTGCATTTTAGCATTATGTTCCTCCTCCATTCCTTTTACTTGTGAATTAGTTAGACCGCCTCTTTCTTGAGATAGTTCTTTAACCTGCATCTGTAGTTGTGCCTGTTCTATCTCTTTTTGAATCTGAAATTCAATATAGTTACGAAGTTCTTTATTCCTTTGTCTTATAACTTCATTACTATCTTCAGGACTTGTGCTGATTGCAGTATAGTAGAAGGGTCTTTGTAACTCTTCTCCTAGATGAACCTTGATCTTATTGTGTGCCATATTGAAGGCATGAATAAAATTTTTAGTTTCACCTTTACTTAAGTCCAGCGGATCAGCCCATGCTCTATATTCATCTTGATCAATTTGATCAAGGTACATGCCATAATTTTCTGCCATGCGCTTATAGTTAGCATTATGATACTGATCTGCTTGAGAGCAAATATAATCCACACATTCTTTACGCCATTTGCGATTTTTAGCTGAAAAAGCCCTGCGTTGCGTTGGAAAGTGATTTATCATTATCTTTATCTATTTTTTTAACCATTTTGCCTGCGAACCAAGCAATTGTTTCATCGTCATCTTCGTCGTCTCCACTTACGTATTCATTAAATGTTTCCTTCATTTGCACAACAGCTCCCATAAGAGCCATTACGCGGTCACAGTTTCTATCTCTATTATAAGATATTAGTTCTTCAAGTAGTCCTATGTCTGCAATTAAATCTAGATTTCTTTCATCTTCCCCTGTGATAGGATTAAGACCTCTCTTTTCAAGGAGCCATCTCTTAGTCAGAAGTTCACCTAGTTCTTTTAATTTATCATTACCGAAACTATGCCCTGTTTTACGCATAGCTGTTTTTGACGGACCTTGAAGATGCTTCTCCATGATATTAACAGGTGGTTGCAATAGTCTTGTGAACTCTCCATTCTTAACAAAGAAGTCACGTACTACTTTACCAGATCTATCATTCTCATGTGTCACATCAGCATTATAATATTTGGCCATTTTCAATAGAATATAATTGGTTGAATCTATTGGATCATAATGAGGTCTACCCACATAGTTCATTACAATCTCATCATGGCCTATATCAAATGCATATTTTTTTGTCTTAATGCACAAAATTGATACTAATGATTCATTCCCTTCTGTATCAATGGCAATAGGGTCAATAGTAACTATATAAGCTCCTCTAGGTATTTTACCACCTATTGTTTGTGGAGCTTCAAATTGTACTACTGCACCTTCTCTATTCTTAGTATTTGTTGGTATTGGATATTTGTTAATTGGTTCTAGTTTACCTTCAAGATCTACCTTGAAAATAACTCCATCTGCAGTATCTACTAATTCTCCCGGTGTAGATAACATGTCTACTTTTCTATTAGTTCTCAAGCTTTGTAGTCTATATTGTAGCTCGGCTACAGGGAATACATTACCTGATACTCTTAAGAAAGCTTCTGTTGGTGTCTTACACCACTGCGTGATTGTTGTATTAAAGGACTGTTTATCCTTTTTTCTAGCCGCGTGTCTAGCAGCATTAAGGGATAGCTCAGCCACCCATCTATTAGCATTACCTTGGTCATCAACACCAGGTATTGTAAGTCCTGTCTCAGGATGTCTAAATTCAGAACCTTCTCTAAACCACATATCAGGAACAAATAGACCACATTTCTTAGAAGCTCCTGGTGTAGACTCATAGATATTATCAAATGCAGCACAACCATATGCTTCAGGATTACTGAACATATCAGCAAAATCTTGTGTAGCACCATCCATATCACCACCAGTACCAAAGATAATAGCAATACCTTTCATAATATCACCAGATCTTAGTGTAGGTTCTGTAAAAGCCCAAGAGTTCTTCAGGTTATTAATCATACCTGCTTCTTCAAAAATTACCCTAACACAACCTGCCCCAGATGCTTTATCATCAGCATTATGTAATGATACAGTATAGATTTCTGATAGTCTACCTTTCTCTTTACCATCTTTAGTCTTAACACCAGCTTTAACAACACCTTTGCCTTGTGTCTTATTAAGCGTTCTAGTAATAGTAGGTCCACCAAATTCTGTATGTTCGCTCAAGAAGTCCATTGCTTCCATCACTTTCTCGAATGTTTCTACAGCTTTTTCTCCTCTTTGTGATACAATAGCTACTTTGGCCTTGCGGAAGAAACTATATTTCCATAGTGCTCCTGCGGCATTCTTAAAGGAGAACCCCTTACGTCTAGCTTTAGACAGTAAGATATGTTTCTTATATGTTTTAGGTAAGCCATATTTGCTAGGGTTCTCTCTAGCATCTAATTCCATGAAATAGTAATAATCCATTTCAGCGAATCTGGGGAAGTCTTCTATTTCTCCTCCATCTGGATTATCTGCATCTGTCAATTTGATGCGAAAATAGTTCAGATAGAAGTAATATTCTCCTGAGATTTTAATACCACACGGCTTATCATTTACAATCGGCTCATATCCTTCTAAACAACGTTTTCTTTCTTCTTTCCAATAATCAATATACTTCTTAGTACCTTTTAAATAAGGCATATATCTAGGCTTAATGCCTGTTCCTGCTACCTCTTTTTCAGATTTAGTAAACGCTATGGCCGCTGGACAAAACACTGATGAGTCTACAAAAAATAAATATTCCCACTGCGTATTACGCACTGGGTCATTTGTTGTGGGCTCAATAATTTCTCCATAAACTTCTCTATTTTCAATTAGATAGTCTAATGGAATTGATTTGCTTAAGTATTTAGGTGTGATTTTAAAAGCAACTTCTGGTGCAATCTCTATGTTTTTGCCTCTAATCATTATTCATTAGTTTCCTTTACTTGGTCAAACATATTAAGTTCTCTATCTCCATAGTATTCTTCTTGTGATTGGAGTCCTTTTTTAACTTGTTCTCTAACTTTAGCCAAACCTTCTACTAATGTACCAATTCTACCTAGTGAGTTCATAACTTGGGTAGGACTATGTATCAATCTACCATGTTCATCAGCTTCACTAAAATCAACTGATTCTAAATATTGTCCAATTTTATCACAAGCAATCAAAGTTGATTCTAATAATCGCATTTCTGCAGCTTTGAAACTATGTAGTTCTGCCATACATTCAGGTATTAGTTTATGTAACTTTTTACCTTTAAGTTCTGGAGCAAAATCATCTAAGATCTTTTCTTCCTTTTCAGGACCATAATCAAAGTAGGTGGAAGTGGGAGAAGTCATATGATATAGGTATGCTGCATACTTATCATAGTCATCTGGGAACTTATCAATTAAAGACTTTAACTTTGGCACTTGCATTGCTGCTGCCGTAAAGTATGGTGTTCCTTCTTGGATTATAAATATTTTAGCCATATTATTTTTTTCTACGTCTTTTGTAAATAGGTTTAGATTCTGATGATGGTTCTATAATAAATCCTTTGATTGGTATATGGTCTGATTTAGCACTATCCATTTCTCTGTGTTCATCAATAATTTGTTCTTCCATTTGTAATAGTACTGAACGAATCATTCTGAATACGTCATCTATTTCATATTTCATTAATTTAAATTTTCATATGTCGCATCTAAGCAATCTTCTAATCTATTTTTCCAACCAGTAATGAACTTTACATTGACTGGTCTATATCCTGTTATCTCCATATATCTTAACGCTCTATAAAAAGCATATGCGTCTGGAGTAGCTAAATGAGCATGATTTAATGTTATCGGCCCAATATTACCATCAATAATAACTTCTTCTTCATTAATGGCCATTTGTAGCATCCTAGCTGCAGTATATGGTCCTTGATTAACAGCACAATCAAAATGTAATAATCTAAGTTCTGATGGTAGTTTATCAGCTTTACTAAGTAACCAGAAATCTTTATGATAGATTTCTGTAGCTTTTGCTTTAGTCAAGGTTTTAATATTAAGATGTGGATATCTACGTTTGGTTATACCATATTTAGTTTCTCCACCCAAATCATCTGGATCATTAACATATCCACCTTCCCATTGTGCAATAAATTCGTATGCTTTTTCAAATGTCATCACAAGCTTTCATTTTATTCCATATACCCAATGGACATTTTGAGCATGGTGATAGTGACTTAGCTGATAAGTTACAACCACAACCCTTAGTTTTAATACCTGTTTCTAGATGTACTCCTACTTTAGATGTATCACACTTATTGTTTGTTCGCATATAGCATCTATCGCAATGTTCTAATCTTTGCTCAGCTTCAAGTTTAATGGCTGGGTCTAATGTATTAAAGCGTTCTTTTGCAACATTAGCCCATCCATCAAATATTTCTTTAAGCTTAGACATAATCTAGCTCACTAGACTCTAGAAATGTATTTTCAATTAATGAAGGATGAATTGTAGCAAATCCTTCATAGTTAGGGAACATATTAGAACCCAATGAAGTCATGTCTTGGAAATCAATCCATTCTCTTTTGCCTTCATCAAAGTAGTATCTGTTCTCTTTTAAATCAAATCCTTTTACTCGTATAAAAGAACCAACTGTTAATCCTGCAAAATGTGGATCATTAGTTGGGATCTCAGTATCCATTGCCACAATAACTCCCTCAAATCTATATGGTAGTGGATTATCAATCATCATACTTTCTTTACCCATCTGTGGGGTTTCAATGTAGATCTTATGTATTTTCTTTACTGCTGCAGATCCAAAGATTGTATTTTCAGCATTCTTATCAATCCAATCATGTTTAAGTAATTTAACAATCATTGTGTTATTAAGGTACTTTCTATTAGCAAATCGTGCTACATCTGTGGGGGAACCCTTTAAGATTTCACCATTGTATGCATCAATTTGTGCCTGCTTTTCTTTGTTCTGTGTTTCTTGTAGTTCAAGTTCTCTACGTGCTTTAGTGCCTTCTGTTAAGATAAGTCCACTATCTGACCCGATATTATCTGTTTTACCCATGTTTTTGTTTTCTTCTATTTATATATACTTCTGCAGTTGATTGCAGTTCTTTGTAGTTATCTGACTCTAATAGTCTTTTTGGGATAACCTTATATCTACCGAAATATTCATCTAGTATCTCAGGATGTGTCATATTTTTTATGGCATCTCTAAATTCCTGATACTTATGGTAGATTACTTCCTTTACTACTGACTTAGGAATATTAAGTTCTTTTGCTGTTTTTGTAATTATTTTGTCTAAGCTTTCGGCTCTCATCTAAAATGAATAATTGTGTCCTCTGTAGGTGTTAAGTAGATAAAGTATCCCCTGTACATTGGAATTTCTTCTGTTGCAGGTATACCTCTTTCTTCTTTAAGATCCCTATATGCAGATTTACTAAGCACCAAATACTCTGGTCTCCTACCTCCTCTTACATACAATTGTCTTTCTAGTTGTTCAATTTGATCAACTATTGAGATTGTCAGATTCATCTTTAATGTTGAATAACATTTCATAGCCAAACTGGGTTTGTTCTGTATCTAATAAATATTTAACGTTAGACTGAAGAGATTGTAAAGTTTTAGGTAATTCATATGAATTCTCCGTATGAATTAACATCTTGCTTCTTTCTAATTCATCTAATAGTTTGTAAATCCTTGGGGTTTTAACCTTGAGTGTTTGAGCCAAGTCATGCTTAAACCTCTTCTTACCCAAGAACTCTTTCTCTCTAGAACATATAGACGAAATAACATCTAATGCTTTAGGTGTCAAGGGTTCTTCGGCAATGAAGTTTGATAATGTAAAATACAGTCTATAGAATCCAAATTCATTTGTTTCAATAGGATGTACTATTTTTGGCGTTTTCATATATTAATTAACACCAATGTTAATCAAAAAGTTCCTTATTCGAATTCTTTTATCAAATCTTTGTCTGCTTGTGTTAATTCAAACCCAGATTCAGCATTAACAAATGATAGAACAGCTTGTTCTACAGCATCTCTTAGCTTCTTATCTGTTATAATTACGCTCTTTGTAATTCCGTTTTTTTCACCAAGAATGGTGACTGTGTATGTTGTGTTCATGATAGTGATAATAAATAATTTATCTTGTTTAACAAGTTCATTAAGTCATAGACTAGATCTTGTATCTCTTCGTCTTTACTTAATACACTTGCTGTTCTTCTTAGTAGAGATAGGCAGTTGGCGATTTGGGTTGCTATATCTTGATCTAGGTTAATATCTATTCGCCTAGAGCTAAATGCTCCAGGATGTATTAGTCCAGATCCCAAACTACATTCTACTAAATTATCTATATCGTCTTGTAGCGACGTATATAGTTTTTCTAAGGTTCTATGTTCCGGTTCTGCTGGTGTAATCCAATGCCTAAATTCTGCAGAAATCTGTAGTGCTTTTAGGTCATGGATGCTGTCAATTAATTCCATAAAAAAATATTTTAAAATATTCTTCTATATAAGGAACAATTTTTACATAAAAAACGTTTCATATATAGGAAGTTTTTTGTCGGTGTGGTGCAACTGGATAGCATTTCAGATTCCAAACCTGACGATGAGGGTTCGAGTCCTTCCACCTTCGCAATGAAAAATGATAACATTTTATACGAAATGTATGCTTATCAAATTGAGTTAGTTAAAAGAATTGAGCTAACCGAAGCATACCTAGAAAAGAAATTTAAAAATAATGAGTATACCGAACAACTTAGGGGCATCCTCAACAGAACTAGCAAAGATACTAGATGTTCAGAACAGAACACATCTACGTGAAATTGTGATGTCTTTTGGTGGTGCTAGTAGAGAAATTGTAACTGGAGCTAATGCTTGGACAGGTAATGCTTTTGCTATTACCTTTGTTACAGAAACTACACCTACCCTTTTTACAATGAACGATACTACTGGAACACTAGATAGTATTGTATATCCTGCGGGATTAACCTTATATGGGAACATTACAGCGATCACACCAGGAGCTACTGAAAGTATAATCCTATACCGTCTATAAAAATTAATTATGCCAACATACAGAGAAAAAGATATTCTATCTAAAGATCAATACTTTATTGATAGAGTCGGAATTGCAGCAAGAGTTGTTGCAGTAGAACAATTACAAACAGATCTCTCAGGAGTATCTGTTGACGCAAAAAATAAGCTTTTGGCTACAGCTAGAGCAATTATCAAAGAAACCAATAGTGGCGCAAATATTCTAGCTTTAACTAGATTAGCAGCAGCTACAGGTACTGAGGATGATGATGAAACTCCTTCAGATTGGGGTGATAACCTTATTGTTACACTTAATTGGGTATCTGGTAAAGCGTATGTCAGTGGTGATTTCTTTTTACAAAGCAATCAAGTGTATAAAGTTAATTCTAACCATACATCTTCGTCAGTATTTGCAGACGATAGTGCTAATTATGATTTAAGTACTAATGATGGAGTTAAAGGAATCGCTGGTTTACAAATTGAAGCAGTAGTAAGAAAGCTATTTCCAATAGTAGCTGGTATTTCTCAAGCAGACTAATAACTAGCTCATGCCAAAATTTGGACTTGGAGTAAATTTAGAGAAGAATAATTCTGGGCATGAGGCAACCGTAACGCCGGGGTATGTCACAGATGGCCTTGTCGGCAACTGGGATGCTGGGGATGCCGCAAGCTATCCCGGCAGCGGTACAACGTGGACAGACTTAACCGGGAACAATGACGGGGTGTTAACTAATGGCCCCGTTTATACGGCTTCGCCAAATCCGAATTTTGCGTTTGATGGGGACAACGATTACGTAGAATTAGGCAGCATAAACAGCGCGAACCCGCTATCCCTTTTTGGGGTAACGGGCTTCGCTATTGAGTTTTGGATACAAGCGGACTTGTCTGGGGACCCGCTCCAGCGGATAATAGCCAAGAGCAATGGAGGCGCGGCATCGGGGGGTTATAGTGTTTTCAGAAATGGCTCCGCGTTGGACTTTTACATTAATACGGTGTCCGTCATATCCTTCGCAACTGGCTTCGTTGGGTGGACGCAGTTTGTGTTGACGCGAAACTCAAGCAACGTTGTCAGGTTTTACAGGGACGGTGTGTTGGGCGCCACAACCACACTGCCCGCCGCCGCTACCCCCTTCCCGTCTACGACCACCAACGCAAGGATAGCAACTTGGAATCACTCAACAGGGCGTGAGTACAAGGGTGAATTGGGTATTGTTAGAGTCTACAATGTAGAATTAACAACAGCCGAGGTTCTCCAAAACTACGACGCAAATAAAGCGGCCTACGGGCTTTCATAACCCCAAATAATCATGGCATTTACATTAGAACAACGGCGAACACTTTCGCAGGACAAGAAATAAATTAACTATGCCAAAATTTGGATTAGGAATTAATTTAGAAAAAAAGAATTCTGGATACGGGGCAACACCGCCTTTTGCGAACACCAAGAGCATTGATTTAAAGAATGGTTCAATAAATTACGCTTCATCAAGTATTGACGTTAGCGGCTCCGTACCTTTCTCTGTTTCGGTTCGGTTTAAATATAGTAGACCTTTCCTTGGTGGCGGGCTGATTTACGGGGTCAATAATTTCGATATGTACTTTACTGCATCTGGTGCTGGGATTATGCCATTTTTTAGGATTTACAGCAACGGCAGCGCGGGCATATTTATCGGGCAAAGAACATCGGCCATTGCTGCGCCAATATCACAATGGAATCAGATTATAGGCACATATGATGGCGGCGGAACGAGCGCAGGGATCAAGCTATATGTGAATGGCACCCTCCAGGCTTTGACGACATCAAACGCTGGTGAATTCGTCCAAGTTGGCGCAGGGTCCGAGGTAAATGTAGGTAGCTCACGAAGCGGCCCTACTAGTATTTTTGGGCTTATAGACGAACCGGCTGTATTTTCAACTGAACTCAGCGCGGCCCAGGTTTCGGCAATCTACAACGGAGGGTCGCCTTTGTCGCTATCGGCTTATAGCCCGCAATTTTGGGCCATGTTTGAAGATAACCTAATTGATAGCGTCAGCTTGGCATCCGGCACAGACAGCGCAGGGACCGCAACTTACTCAACTGATATACCTACATAGCGGGCTAAAAACCAAAATCAACCAGCATCATGGCATTTACATTAGAACAACGGCGAACACTTTCGCTGGACAAGAAAACCACCGAACGCATCGCGGGCACCATGAAGGGCCTAGCGGTTGACATCTTGGGAGAGACAACTTTTGTCAGCTTCCAAGACCACACCAAGCGCCG